ATGACGATTATTGAACGCGCAGCCAAGGCGATGGAAGAACGCCGTCGCGAACTGATAGGTCAGCCTCTGGCCAGAATCTGGGATGAGCTTGCGAAGGCTGCCATTGAGGCAATGCGAGAGCCTACTGAAAAAATGGTCGAGGCCGGATTCGATTGTGTCCCGCCATTTGGTGATCATAATCCTGACAAGGCATGGCGCGCTATGATCGATGCGGCCCTTCAGGAAGGAAAATCGTCATGAGGCCAATATTTACCTGCGAGGCGTGTGGCTTCATTTCAACGCTTGGCTCTGAGTTTGTAAGAGCTAGCGGCCATCTTTTCGATAAGGAATGCTGGAGGGCCTACGAAGCGAAAGAAGAGCCTCAGGCCAGATGGGTGAGTGAGACACCAAACAAGACGGAGAGGAAAGAAAATGAACGTGCCTGATCTTAGCTTTGAGGCTGTAAACCGGGGCCAATATAAAGCTGGCTTTGATGACGCAATAAAACTGGTTGCTGATTGGATCGAGACCCAGCGCAAAGACGTCCCGGCCCATGGATGGGAGTTTGCTGCGGCAATACGGGAAATGGCCCTTCAGGAAGGCAAGGGGATGGTGGGATGAAGACGGCACACTTAGTTGTCGTGCAATTCTTTATGGCGATGATGGCCCTTGCGGCAGGCACAGCAAACGTCAGCGCCAATAGCATGGGCTTTGCCTATGCTGATTTCGGCATTAGCGCATTTTGCTTATGCTTTGCGGTTTGGCTTGGCGTGCAGAGCTTCAGAGCCGCTTCGCGCAAAAGTAAGAAGGAGACGGTGGGATGAGGTTGTTACCTAAGGGTGGCCATATAACGCAATTTCGCAATATTTTTCGAGAGCCGAACAAAAACGAAGGCTTTTATGAGTACGTCATTCCACGGGCTATCATATTGTTCATGCTGTTTATGAGCGTGGTCATGGGACTGATTGTAGTAGGCACCTATCTGCCGACAGCGCCCCTTATTTGATGACAAGGAGACGGTAGATTGAGCAATGACGGCCTTGCCGCCTTACATGCTGCGGTCAACATAGCTCGGGATAGACAGGTTCGGCGCCTATCCATCCTCGTGAGCCTATTGCGAGCCGATGGTCACACTGAAGGTGCCATCAAGGAAGCAATCAGCGTTTGGTCGGAATACGAGCGAACCAAGGTCTGCTCTTGACTCCACCCATGACCAGAACATAGTTAGAACATCAGGGCGGCGGCAAACTCAAAGACTGAGGTGGAATATGCCCCGCGACTATCGGCTTATCAATTTCAATGGCGAATGGCAGGTGTGCTCCAAGGCACGTAGAGGCCATGGCGAGAGAATCGTCTGGATCTACGGCAAGGAGCGGATTTATTTCTGCGATGTGGGGAGAGAGTGCGCCGTCTATCAGCTTCCGGGTTCCGAGAAGGAGAACTTCTTCGGTGATCGCTTCAACTTTTCAATCGATGAAGTCTATCCGGAAGACGGCAGGCGCATGGAGCGCTTGGGCGGCATGAATAATGTCGTCGCAGCCCAGAGGGCATTTACAGAACTGCTATCGCATCATTCGAAGAGGACGCGGCTGCAGCTCCGTCAGGGAAGCTTTGTCATGCGTGACGAGTTTGGTAAGGATGATTACAGGGAGAGAGTTCAGATCGAAGCCAAGGAGCGCAGAAGGCTCAAGGGAGGGACGGCTTAGCCGCGGGCTTCGGGGTGGCGATTATCCCTTTCTCACCCGAAATTTCATCGGAAAGGGATAACGCCTGCCATTCCTCATCAAAATCAGGAATGGGCTTAGGAACGGCCACCATAGGCCGTTCGCATACTGAAAAACCGGTATCGGGAGATCGGATCAGACCAGATCCATGGCAGAGCGGGCAATAGCGATCGCCGATCATTTCACCCACCGTAGGGCGCCAGAGAATTCGCGGATGGCTTCCACGATCCATTGAGCCGGTACTTTGCCGTATGACAGGTTACCGACGCGGAATTCGTAGGTGGGTTTGTCGCCTTCCATGCGGACAATGATCCTAATCTCGGGTGGCGGATCGTCTAGCGGCTTTTCCATGAGACGATGGCCCTTTCCGCAGGATGATCAGGATGAGGCAGAGGAGAAGAAGCCAGAGCAGCGTCCGTAGAGTTGGCCCATCGCTCTTCACTTTCAATCAGTCAGATGTTGAATTGCAATCGGCCAGCTTCGAGGCCATCCAGACTGAAAATCTCGGAATAGACCGACCTGCCGGAGCGCCACCGGTTGAAGCTGTGATAGGCATCCTTGGCGACGGGAGAGCGCATTGAGGTGACGATTACGCCGCCCTCCTCTATCGTACGCTCGTGATGGATGTGACCTGTGTACACTCGCCTGTAGGTCGATGCTGCCCAATCATCGGGACGATCCACCGCCATGAGCAACGGTAGATCCTTCATCTTGGCTTTGTCGCCGTGGGAACCGCCCAGAAAGACCTTCCCACGCCGGAACCACCAATTATAGCTCTGGTCGTCATCAATGGTGACATGCTCGCTATGGCGGAAGACGCGACCCAGAGCTAGCGCCAAGGCAACCGAGGAGACCGGATCGTGGTTTCCAGGCAGAATCCGCACCGTGACCTTTGGATGACGTTCTGCGACAAGTTCAATCGTTTCCTCAACCATATCGCAGGCGGTAGCCAATATCTTCGGATAGCGGCTATCAGTGTCAACGGGATGCCGTGACCGGGGGGTGACGGGCTCGTATCCATCGAAGTGCAGCATATCGCCAATGCCGAGCACCACTGCCTCTTCGGCTGGCGGAGTGGCTTCGATGATGGCTCGCATCTTCGACATGATCGTATCGCGGGCGATCTTCAGATCGTAGTTTTCGCCGGTTTCCTTGGCCCAGGCCATAAGACCTATATGCCAGTCGATCAGGGGATATACAGCCAACATATCCGAGCGAGACGTTGCGGGCTGCGGAATTGGTCGCGCCCTAGCCTCAAGCTGGGAAAAGGTCTCTTTCAGGATCGAGGCTATGCCCTCGAAGGAAAGATCACCTTCTTTCGTTTTTATCCATTTGCCGACGATCCGGCCTTCTGGATCGACAAATGCGGACTCACCCCAAATACGATGTCCCGGTAGAACCTCGAATTTTTCACCATGGGCTTGCTGCTGCTCGACCGTTGTTCCGCGAGGACCGACGTTGACTCGCGTCACTTCGAACCCATCCATGATATGGACGCCAGAAGCTACTACGGGTTCTTGCAGCCCTCGCCGAGCGGCTTCAGCCAATCGCCGGGACATCCAATGCCAATCATGGCCTGCCGCTTTTGCGGCGTGGTTCTTGTACCGATGTTTCCGCATCAACTCGACGGCATAGAGACACTCTTCATCCGTCAATGGAGGTGTTGGCATGGGCCGTTACTCCGATGAACCACGGGAACGGCGTGCTGTGAACAGGCTATCAATCCGGCCTCCTAATCCCTCGATCGCCCGAAGGATTTGATCTGTGGTCTCACGATGGCCGGCCTTGCTGATGTACGTTTCGGCCACATGGGTCTTGTAATCGGCGAGCTCTTTTGTGGTAGCCGCGACTTTCGTCTCAACCTTGTCAACCTCTGATTTGAAGAAACGCCATACGACAAAGGCGGTCCCGATAAGCCCACCTATAGCGATGACCACTGTGTAAAGATTTTCCCAAGTCAATGAGACGTTCATGCCGCCGCGCCCTTTGTGTGCATGATTAAAATGCCCATCAGGGCACGCTTGACCACGCCAGAAGGAGAAAACCAACCAGCGTGGCAATGAAGATGATGGCTCCGAGAAGCTGGAGGCGTGCTATCACTGGCCTTTGTCGACCGGTGGCTGGGGCTTACTGAGACCGCCGAGCCCATCCCGAGAGATGTTGATTGCCATCTTCAGAACACCCAGGAGCGCGATCAGCGCGCCGGAGTACTGTGGGGGGATCGTAGACGCCGAACAGTCAATGGCGCCCGTCGGCAGTGTCGTGCAGCCCCAGGCGGAAAGGCCGGCCGTGATCGCGGCCACCAGAATGATGACCACATTGATAATATTGTGAACAAGGTTTGAGTTCATCGTGATTGTCCTTGATGGTGCTTCAACTGGCAGAAGCGGCTGGAGCGGGGTTGTTCGCCAGGTATGCCGCGATGGCGTCGTCAAAGTCCTTGTCGGTCTTCGCATCGAGAACCTTGAGGGCTGCGAGCTGTGTTGCGGTCGTGGCCGGATTGGCGGAGAAGGCGGCAACGATATTCGAGATGACCGGTCCAAGGTCTTCCGAGAACTGGACGAGGATGGGCTCGATCTGAAGAAGCCATGCCACCGTCTGGCTTACGACTTTCGAACTCGTCATCTGAGGGATTGCGGCCAAGAGGATGTTCAACATCCCCAAAACTACTTGCACGTTCATGACGATTGCTCCTTAGGATTTGATGCTGTTGGCTGAGAGGATGGCCTGGAGAGCGCCGACAGACTTGGTCACGGCGTCAACCAGCGTGGATGGGCCGAAAGTTGCGTTGGGATTGTCGAGCGCGAACTGCTCGGCTGCATCGCGCGCCACACGCACGTCATGCACGGCCGGTATGATCTTGTTCCGGATCACGCTGTCATTGCAGCCGGCCGGCTTCGGATTCGGCGTGCAGAACCGCACATATGCCGTAGCGGCCGTTTCAGCGGCATCGACACCATTGCCGGCGACGATGATCGCCTTCATGGGAACTTCGGTCGAAGAGAGCTTCTGCAGGGCCGCACAAGAGCCGAGCGAGATCGTCATGGCGGCCACTACCACCAGGCCTATGATACGCATGGGATTGTCCTTTGATGTTGAGGGCTTATGCCGCGAACCGCGCGGCCGGTACTAGGCTGCTAGGGCGGCAAGCGTCTTGGGGCCCGCGATACCATCCGCCGATAGGCCCCGGGCTCGCTGGAAGGCCAGCACAGCCGATTGCGTGCCGTAGCCAAAGATGCCGTCGGGATTGCCAGGTTTGTAGCCAGCGGCAACAAGGCGCTGCTGAAGCTGCAGCACGGACGCGCCGCGCTCGCCCCGTTCCAGAATGCCATCAGCCATTGCCGGATCAGGCATCGTCGCCCCTACCCCGCCGCTGGCATAAATGCTTTGGGAGATCAGGCGAGCTTCGTCCTTTCGTCGAGCGACAAGACCAGCAAGAACTTTTCCCTTCTGGGTAACTGCTGTCGTCAGCAATCTCGATCCGGCGAGATCGTATTCCGCAGCCTTGATTGCAGTCGCCCATGTCCATGCCAGAGCGCCGGCGCCACAATTGAAGACAACGGAGGTCGCACCGTCGAAAACGGTCTGCGGTGTCATGCGGCCCGAGAGGAACTTATCGACCGCGGCGCCGTATTCCTCATCCGAGACAAGCTGAAGGACAGCATCGGATTCCGCCTTGGTCATGATCGCGCCCGGACCGAACTTCTGGCCGGTCCTGTTCTTCGCCCACCATTCACGGAAGGCCGCGGAGGCCCACGTGAAGCCCGTGCCGATCGTGCCGACGCCACCGGGATCGGCATACCAGGACGCGGAAAAGCCTTCGTGCAGCCGGATATCGGCCGCCCCGCTGGGAGAAAGACGCATTTTCATGGCTCCAATGAAAAAGGCGCCCCGAAGGGCGCCTCTGATTGCGTGATGTGATTGTGGATACCGTTTACCTTCGTCGGGGCACCGTTACGACGCGGTCCCCTTGAAGACATTGAACGCGATCACCAGAGGGTCGGACAAAGCCGCACCTGCATTATTTTTGATCGAGATGACAGCAAGTCCGTTCTGAATGTCAGAAACATAGACATCATACGCGCCATAATTCGTGCTCCCGCCAGTAATGTTGTGAAGCACTAAATCCTGCGACGTGATGAAACTATTGTATAAGATAAAGCTCACATAGCCGCCGGCCGAGATGGAAGAGTTCGCGGTCGTGATCTGTCCAGACAATTTGTTTAGGGTGACCGCCGAAGATTTGCTCCCGGTTTGCGTCACTACTCCGCCCGCACCCGCGACATAGCCAATGGGGCCAAACCAAAGCCCCGTATCCGTCGTGCCGACCAACATCGGATGCGTCGGAATTACTTCGTTGTCGTACGTTCCAAACCCATAGAAGTAATTCTTCCGAATTTTATGAGTGGCGTCCTCGATGACCCTGTGATTAAAAATAGAGCAGTCATAGAATGCGTTTCCGCAGGGGAAGCCATCATTCGCTGTCGCGTCTAAAACGAGTCCCGTAGAGGTCGACTCGTTCCTGCTGTCAAAATGGCAGCGATAGAACGAGCAACTATCCGTGAAGCGAAAATTGGCACAGATCGCATTCGTCGCACCTGCTTCCGTCTGGATACGCATGTTGTGGAATTGGGAAAGCCAATTGTCGTTGTTGACAGTTCCGAACCCATTGCCATCCATTAGAAGCCCGACGCTGCTCGGGCTCATCAGGTCAACATGGATGTTTTCGTAGATATTTTGGGTGTTGTAGTTCCCGCCGACAGTTGTTCCCCCGACAAGGCCGATACCAACTGCCGCCGGATTTGAAATTTTGACGTTGCTTATGCGACCACCAGTCACGGCTTGCGCATAGACGCCATTACCGACGCCATGGCAGTCAATAAACATTCCGGAGAGCTCAACGTCGCAGATCCGTCCGCGAAAATCGAAAACGAACTTCGTAGATGTCCCGTAATAGTCGATAATTGTGGGAACCGGATTTCCATATACTCCGAAGCCGGCGCCCTGCCCGCTGAATTTGACAGCCTGACGAGGCGACCAATTCGAGCCACCATCGCCTATGCCCGCCAGCAGAGAATCGGTAATTTTGATTCTTCCACCTGGAAGTTCAATTTTTACTCCGTGACTATCTGCGGCGAGGAGCGCGTTGGCGAGAGCAGTCGTATTGTCCGTAGTCCCATCAGGCACGACACCGAAATCTGCCTGAGCATTGATGTAGCTCGCCATGAGACCTCACGAGAAAAACCCCCGTGAGCTTTCACGAGGGCTGACAAATCTGAACTGTAGTTAGACTTTAGGCTGCGGCCGTTTGCCGTGCCTTTCCTAGAATGCTCGTGCGCATTAACCGAGAAAGCCGAATAGCTGGGCGCTCAACCATAACATATATCGCCCAAGAAATTCCAAGTGCCAAAGGGACAGATGTGAGCCAGATCGATAACGATCCATATCTGTCGTAAAATGCCAACAGGCAGATATTCAGCGCCAAAACGTGGTTGAGATAGAAACTGAATGATATCTTCCCAAGAAACCGTCTGCGGCTTGCCCACGCGCCTTCCTTGGAATGAAGCATCAGGCATATCATCACAAAACTACCGATGCCTGTCCCAAGATCACCAATCATCCGCAGGCTCAAGCTCCATGGATTGTCGAACGGATAGGCGTAAGCCATTGCCGCCGCGATCCAAAGTGCAAGCCTTTTCCTTCCATGCAGCGCAGAAAAAACATCCTCAATCCGGTGCTGATTAAAGGCTATCAGCGACCCAGCCGCAAAGAACGTCACGTAATGAAGGCTAATTAATAGCTCTGCATCTAGCGGCGTCAGTGGAATTGGGCCTGAAATGCTCCATGCGACTACCAGCGAGAGCGCGCTGAAGATCGGAACGGTAAACCACCCAACCCTTTTGACGATGTAATAGATCACCGGGAATACGATAGAAATTCGCATTTCGTGGATGATGGACCAAATCGGCGGATTAATTTCTGCCGGGTTGAAGACGCCGATCATCGCCAAGTGGCCGCCGATATTGACGTTGTTCCCTAGAATTGGATTAGGGAGCCCCATCCATCCATTTTCCCATGAGAACCAGTGCCGCAGTATCGCATATACAAGGACAGCGAGCGCGAGCGAAGCAATGTAAGGAAGATAGAGCCGAATTACCCTCGATGCGATGTAGGCGTCATATCTGGGATAACCAATTGCCCCCCACATCTTCGTCAACGCAAAGCCGCTGAGGACGAAGAACAGGATCACCGCCTGATGCCCAGACCAAAGGATTTTGAGCGGAGACCACTTCACAATGCCCCAGATTGGTTCAACCTTATAAAGGCCGGCAATCGTGGCGTGCGAGAACAGCACCAACAATGCAGCGACGCCCCTCATAAAATCGAGGCTATATTCTCTCTTCTCCTTGGTCAGGGCGTCTCTCCGCAATTATGGGGAAAGACGCTATATCATGCTGACGTTTTCGTCACCCCTACCCTAGCGGTATTCATAGACAACCACGATGCCACCGGCTCCATTACCGCCAGTTTTCGCGGTCTGGCTGAAACCACCCCCAGCGCCGCCGCCGCCCGCACCAAAACCAGCCGCATTGACACCATTGGCGCTGCCGTTCTGAGGAGCAGCTGTACCTCCACCGCCGGCTCCATAGAGTGTCGAGCCGCCTTGACCACCGTTGGCAGTGCCGCTACCGACGACGCCATAATTGCCATTTTCACCGCCGGCGTCGATAGTCCCGGTAGATCCGATGGTACCGCCAACGCCACCTGTTGCGGTATAAGATGGCGTGCCACTCTGAACCTGACCACCGGAGCCACCATTCGCCGTGCAGGTCGAATTGAAGCTTGATGCCGTGCCATTATTGCCGGTCGATGCGCTAACGCCCGTTCCACCGCTTCCAATCGTCACCGTGGCACTCGAAGGAAGCGCATAGTTGAACAGGACGCAGTATGCCCCAGCACCGCCGCCGCCGCCGATGCTGAAAGTGTTCGAGGCTGTTGCGATACTTCCACCGCCTGCTCCTCCACCACCTATTACCATGACCGTGCCAGTAGTCGCCCCTGACGTTCTGGTATAGGTGCCAGAGGTCTTGAAAACCTGGACATTGACCAGACCGCCGCTGGCAACAACGCCAGTGAGCAACGAGCCATCAACGGCTGGAAGCTGCGCTGAGCCGTTGAGCTGAACAACGTTATTGGCAGAGGTGCCAGCGTTTAGGGTAGCGACCGTGCCGAGGCCGAGGCCGGTACGGGCCGTTGCTTGCGTATTCCCTCCCGTGCCGCCCTGCGCAACCGAAAGAGCCGTAGAGAGACCAGAGAGAGACGTGATATCCGAGTTCGCGCCAGATGCCGCCGCGCCAATACCGGAGCGCGCCGTGGCTTGGGTGGTTCCGCCAGTCCCGCCGGATGAGACCGCCAATGGCTGCGAAAGATTGACTGCACCAGTTGATCGGGTGATTGAGAACGGCGTAGCGAGGTATGTACCCGTATCATCATAACTGTTGATGACAAACGCCGTACCGGCATTAGCACCCGACTCGGCTCCATTGCCCGCTGTTACCCACCAACGATCAGAGCCACTTGTTTGGAACTTTAGCGGACGATAAGTTCCTGCCGCTCCCGAGATGCGGGCCTCGGAGAAAATCTGAGCGGCACTCCAAGTATTCGACCCGTCCAAAAATGGAAGATTATGCCCGCTCGTGCCGGTGTTCTGGGTGGCGGCGGTGCCAAGCGTACCGCCATCGACAAGCGCAGTTCCGCTTGTATTTCCCCACTTGGCGACATTGCCGACCGTGGTAGTGGCAGGACCGGTGATCGTACCAGCACCAATCGGCCCAAACGTTATCCCATTCGCCTGGTAGTAAAGGCCCGATGGCGTCAACCAGATACTGCCATTAATGGGGGATGTTGGAACCAGACCTTGCGGAATAACGAAGCCTGCGCCAGATGTAGTGGATGCCGAGGTCGTCAGAGGCCCCAACATTGTATCTCTGGCTTTGTTTACCGGCGTATAGCCAAGCGTGTCTTGTTTGCCGGCAAAATAGCTATTCCATTGGCTAGCGGTCGGCACTTGCCCATAGGTAAAGCCGGGAGATGTTTGGGCAAATGCAGGAGCGGCGGCAATGGCGAAAATTGTGGCAATAATTTTAGAATTGTAGTTCATTTTAATACCCTATTGCCATCCATGCCGCGCCGCCGTTGTTCGCCGCCCCTGCTTGAGTGACCGTCCACCAACGAAATGACGTTGTTGACCAATTGTCCGTGCCCCAAAGATCGATTGTCGCCAGAGAACCAGTCGTAAGGTCGGTGACTTGGACGTTCACGCATGCATTAGGGAACGCCACCGGAAAGGTCTGCGTACCGGTACCTGTCGGACTAGCCGTAATAAGGCCCCATTGAAGGATCGGCCCCTCACTCAGCCGTGCCGAGCCGGTTGCCGCTAGCGTGGTGCTGGGGATCGTATTTGGGGTTTGAAGAAGGTACGTCGTTCCGCTGCGCACGAATGTTGCTATCTGCCCTGCCGCCAAGTCACCCGGCCGAAGCGCAGTACCATTCATCAACGTTACATTTCGAACGCCTTCGCTGTTCAGATTTAATGTCGTTGGGCCTGTATTGGTGGATGCGATCAGGAGGTCAAAGATAAACCCATTGCCAATGGACGAAGGAACTGGGTTGAGCGCTGCTGTGAGGGCGTTAGCCGTCCCCCCAGCAACCGCATAGCAATATTGATTGCTTTGTATCGCGCTGGCGGTAGCGATTGGCACCCACCCAACGCCGCCGCTGTCGGGATTGGTTGTGTTGTTATCGACCGTATTAAGCCAGACGAGGCCAGCGGTCACGGAACTCGCCAGGAGCGCCCCTTGGGGATAACCACCAATCGCTGTAGAAAGAGCAGAAATATAAGTAGCGAGCCCCCCCGCATTCTGCCAGCGCGTCCATTGCGTAATCTGATTTAGGATTCCATTGAAATCCTGACCAAAGGGCGGGACGCCACCAGATCCCACCGGCAGAAAGGTCAACGGCGGGAAACCGTCGGTCAGAGAGGCGGCGCCATTGGTGATGCCAATCTGGGAATTGACCGGAACTTGACGGATGTAACCGCCGCCTGCGCTGGAGCCGAACGCAATCGGAAACGTCCCCGATGGAAGATCGGAAAGCCTCATTCGGATATTCCTTGATTTTTAGAGGATGACGACAGATGCCGAAACGCCCGTAGGCTTTGGCAGAACGCCGGAATTCTGGACGATTGCGAGTTCTACCGGCGAAAGCTGGAACTCGAATGTGTACGTCATGGTCATTGTTGACAGAGGCGAACCGCTATAGAACGCGGCCTGGTTGAAGCCTTGCGCATTGGTGGATTCAGCAAACCCGAACCATGCTCCGAACTGAGCACCTTCCGTGACGTAGGCATTCCCTCGATTGGGAAAGAGCGTCATCAGAATTCGGTTGATAGCCGGGATCGAACCATCTGTGATGTTCGCCGCCGCCTTGGCATAGATGAGCGTACGGTATGCTTCATCAGAGAGCGCGAAGTTGCTTGTCAGCGGGGCTCCGCTATAGAAGGAACCTTGGCCGAAAGTATATGAACCAGGAGACGCTTCATTGAAGCCAAACCAGTTCCCTGCGTTGACCTGTAGCACACGATTGACGCCAACTATGCGTCCCCAGACATCCAGGCCATAGCCTTGGGCCGTCGCCACGTTCATGATGTAGTCGTAGAACGCATCGAAATTTTGCGTTTGGTCGATGTATTGATCTAAGTTTGTGATCAGTGTCGTAAGGATAGGCGAATTCGCATATTGCGAAATCACAGTTGTCCAGACATCAAAGCTTGGTTGTGTCCCGATCGGGCTGACGCCAATCGCGAATTGGCCTATCCCGTTGGGAATACCAGCAGGAGGACGGGGATAGGGAACATCGGTCATTAGATCAACGTCACAACGATGTTATTTGCTGAAACGGTTGGCACCTGATTGATGCGGACGCCAATCTCGAACAGATTGGCGATGGCTGACTGCATGCTTTCAGATCCGACCGTCTGGCTGACCGAAACCGTGTAAGTACCAGTACCACCCGAACCCGTTCCAAGGGCGGTGATCTTTGTCCCAACGATCAGGTTTCCAGTTCCATCAGAAATCGTTTGTCCGACCGCCAACGTTCCGGACGCGATTGCGGAGACAGTTAATGTATTGCCCGAGATCGAACCCGTGAATGATGCAGCGGCATTGTTGACCGAGCCAATCTCGATTGAGACGATCTGCGCCCATGATCCCAGGGCTGCCACAGGAGCATAAAAGCGGCTGGCTAGGAGCGTACCGCCGATCTTTGCCCGTGTACCACCATCTCCACCCGCGAAGGCGCTAATGATGGCATTCTGGATCTGTGTCGCCGCATCGGCCGGGACCAGGGTTGAATTTACGATATTGACGGCAAACAGGATCGGAAGCGGGGCTGGTATCTGAAAAGACACAGAATAGGCCGGATATGGCGGAGCATAACCTTTACTTGTGTCCAGCACTGTCACGGTCGTATTGCCGTTATAGGCGCACCCCGGGGCCTTCTTCGACCATATAGCCTGCGCGACATCTTGCGCCTCTCCGCCCACTACCGCCACGTAGATCGAATTCGGATTTAGCAAGACGCCGCCAATCGTCTGTGAACTATTGCTATCGTTTTCTGTCACAAAGGCATCCAAGACGTTTGGAACGGCCAGAACCGCTCCCAGAACTGAAGGCAGCGATCCGATAGAGTTCAGAGCGACGGAAGCGGCACGCCGCGCTTCGAAGGATGATCGGCTCTCTACATCATTGCCGAGAACGCCATCCGAAGGGTTCGTGATCGCATCCCAGCCAGGAATCGACTGATAGATTTGGTTCAGTGTGCCGGCTGGACATGAAATGGGACCGGGAACTAAGCATGCAAATGTTAGCGTTATGTTCCCAGAGGCCGGAATAGTCCCCGCTTCAGTGCAGACATATTGATTGCCATCTGCAGCGATCGCTAGAGCGCCGGCTGGAATGATCACGCCCTGCAGCCCGGTGCAAAGAGCCTGAACCACGGTCGGCTGAGACGGATTACGCTCAATGAAGTAAATGCGTGCTAGCGCGTCCTGATAGCGCCCTGAAGCGAAGGCCGGATCGAACTGTTGCGTCAGGTAAAGAAACGCCTGATTGGCATTATCAACGACTGCTGCTTCTGAAGTCGCCAACTGCCCTTGAGGCGTGTTCAGGGCTGGATTCAGGCTGCCGCCGAAAGCGGCATTGATGTCCTCTATTACGCCTTCAAGCACAACCTGAGCGGACGGTATGAGGAATCCGTTCGGCCCGAAGCTCGGGCTCGGCACATTAGTCGTAGCCATTTAATGAAATCCTTAGAAGGATGCAGCCGACGTATTGCCGTCTTCGTCAGTGATCTGGACTTGCCCGCGCACTACACGATCTTCCCAAGAGGTGATAAAGCATTGCGATGTCACCACGCCGGGGACAGTCAGTGCGGCCTCATTGAAGTTTGCCTTCATCAATGCGATCGGCGGTGCATAGCCGAGGATTTGCGTGAAATAAGGAATTCCAAGCAAGGTATTGTAGTAAACTTCACCCTCGAACGTCCTGATCGCGCTCGCTGCGTCCTGAGCAAGCGCATAGGGTTCACTGGCCACGGCGATGTTGCCTGCGGTGTCCACCGCGAGATCCCATGCTTCGACATCAAGCAAGAGAGTATCCATGTCATGTTCCTGGATTCGGCGCAGCTTCTGGGCCGGGAGGCGTGGTGGGATGCGTATGGCCTTGAAGGGTCACGCTATCGCCAGTTCCAAAACCTGCGGTGATATTGCCGGTGACTGTGAGATTTCCGGTAATGGCGATCGAGCCTGGCTTGGTCTCGATCATGTTGCCGTTCTTGTCTTGCAGCGTAATCCCATCATCTCGAAAATGGATGTATTGATCCGGCGTGTCCTGATTGAACAGATTGCCGTGGTAGACTCCATCCGCGAGGTCATGCGTACGATACGAGCCGGGATTGGATATCTGGCCTTTATTCGCTTTCAGAGACGACATATCGCGGTCGCTGACCGACATATGCCCTAGATCCCCAACCTTGGGATCATTGATAATCGTATTGCCGCCGCCCTGACTACGGGAAACCGGAATTCCGTAGATAATGCCGTGAGGGGTCTGGTTACCCTGCCCGTCTATCTGGTTGATGAGCGGCTGGACATCGACCGTAGGCGCTGGCCCCACCCCGCCGCCATGCACGGCGATAATCTTGACCGGGACCATAGTCCGGACCTCTCCCAATCTCTGCCGGATATGGAAGTCACGAACATTGTAGTCCGAGGAATCGTCAAACGTGCCCTGCTGGCCAAAGAATTTCTCTGGTGCGGCCATCTCACTGCGTTCCCGTCGCGATCAATTCGAGAAGCTGGAACCACTTGCCACCGGGCGTCTGCGATTCCAGCTCATAATAGATGCTCTTGACCTGCCATTTCCCGTTTGCAGGCGTGAGGTCGCTTTTGACCTCGACAAGCGAGAGCTGCTTTACCGCCGGATTAAACAGGCATCGGACAATCACGATGTTCTGGTTGAACATCGGATAGCCGACTAAGCCGGTCTCCGGAGAGATTAGGATGGCATCTCCCTGCCGCGGCTGCCCGCGCGGGGAAATCACCATCTTGTTTGGCTCGTAGATCAGATCGAAATTGCCATGGCGTGCAATCGCCATGGCCTGTGTCCACGCCGTCCCTCCGAAATACGGATTGGAGAGCTTGACGTTGACCCCGTTATTTTCGAACGCAAATCCCATCTGCTTCGCGAGATTGCCCATCATCCCAGCAGCATCCGCAGAACCGCGAATACTAAGCGCAGGGACGGGTTTTACAGCTTGGAAGGGCCCAGGTGCGGCTTCCACTCGAAACGCCACGTCCGGCATGTTCTGGGCATCTACGAAGGCAGAGAATATCTGGCCTCCGAATACGAGAGTCATTCCAGATTCATCATCGCCGGCCTCTACGGAGACGCTATTTTTATACCGAGCATTCGCCTGTGTTCCCACGGTCGAAAGCTGGTTCATCAGCGACAGAGGCAGACCGTAGACAGCCAGGCGCATCGTGTTGCTGGATACGCCACCCGTAGCATCGATGTTGGCCGATGCCCTCAGGCCCGTAACCGTGGCTGTGTTATTTTTGCCACTGCCAAAGCTTCCGTTTGCCAAGTTAAACTGAATTGTCAGCTTTTTCTCAGTAAACGACATATCAGCGATAAACCCGAATATTGCTAAACTGCGGATATGAGCGCATTCTTTGCGCCCATGATTATACCGTTTCTGCTCGTTCTGATTTTAGGCGCCGCGCTCTTCCCGAGATTTATTCGGACGTTGCTGACGCTCATCTTCTTTGCGGTCCTGCTGCTCATCGCGTCATTTATTGACCATGCCAGCGCAAAAGACTTGAACACAGAAAATCATGAAACGCTGGTTCGCTATGCCGGCTATTTCTCGAACTGTGCCTACGGCAATGCCTACAACCACCGCGACAAGATTCACGAGCTGAAGATGCTGGGCGGCAATGTCACTGCCACGCTCATCATGGCCTGTCAGCCAGTATCAAACGAGTATGTGCACTGGTGCATGACGGTTGGTCACGATGAACAGAGCTGCTACGGCGATCTCGGGCTTATGGCGCAGGATGTGCTTCAACAGATTGGCGAATGATCGCCATTACGAAAGTTCAGTTTCGGATAGGTAAGCGAGAAAATATCTCGTTCCCAGACCAGTGTAATCCGGATCATTGGCTCCTTGCATGTCGATAAATGCAAAGTCGCCGGAATATCCAAGATAGGCAGACCGGATGATGCGGTTTTGATTCTCGCAAATCACGCCACCGATGATCAGATCATTTTCCAAATAGACATCGATAAACAGACCATTATACGTCTGGTAAACGTTGATCTGCGTAACCTGATCATTGAGCGTCACGGTGACCGTCTGGTTTGGAACGGCCTGAAGTGGGACAATCAACATGCTTGCTATCCCGCCAATCGACCGCCAGAGGACCGTATCGCGCCGGTTTGGGCAGACTGCAACGATGTGGCGGAAACCGGCTGTACGGTTCCACCATTTACCTGAGAGGCTGCAGTAGGGCTCTGGGTGTTGGACATCGCCTGTACGCCCGTTTCGCGCACCTCTTCCGTCCAGACATCGATCGTAAGCAGCCCGACGCCATTGGTAGCCGTCTGCCCGTAATCCCAATGCGTTAGGTTCACACTCGAATAGATCGCGATCGGCGTGACGATTGTATAGAGATTTAGGTCACCGATGATATCTCGTATCGACTGGACGAATGCAGACTTATCGTCGTCAGACCCGCCCGTGGAGAACCTGAACCGGCCATCAAACGGAACTTGCACTTTATTGTAGGAAGCAAAGGCCCCCTGTTCTACTGGGTAATCAGAGATCGTATATTGTTGGCGAAAGTCGAAACTCACCACATTGTCAGCCAGGACAACGGGCGAGCCTCCCAGATAGATACCCCATGGCTGCTGTAGGGAGCCACCGCTAAAGAGAGAGACTGCATCCTGCGTCAGAAGAGAGATGATCTGTCCTGCGCCAGCCGCAAATAAAACGGACGGCACTCCCGGCGCGCGGGGAACGTTGACCGGGAATGCCATTATCGAGGCCCATAATTTGCCGTTGCTGCTGCTGTGGATCTAACCATCGCATCTGTGACCTTGTTGGCGATACCTTGAGCGTCCGTTGCATTCGGAGCATTGACGTTGATCTGCCCAACGCTGAACTGATGCGATGTTGTAGATGTGGACGAACGATTGTCATTGGAAATGGTTGATAGGCGGGAACTTAGGGCAGCTCCAGCAAGCGAGTCCCCGACGAATTTATCCATTCCCCGCATGCCGCCAAGCGTTCGGCCAGTGAAGTTGTCTCGGCCAGTCAGGGCGTTATAGCCCTCAGCTCGCTCGAACATACTAGCACCAATCGCGCCTTCCTCAGCCGTCTTGGCGCTTCGCAACCGTTGACCCGCTCTAGCCTCAGAGCCATTCAATTCTTCGATGATATGGCTTAACTGAAGGTCATAGTCCTTGAAGGAAACACCCCGCTCCTGCGCCATCTGAAGCAAACGGCGCTTTCGAGGGCCAAGCATTTGGGCAATGCCGGTGGCACCGATCGAATTAACTTCTCCAGGGCCACCAGATGCTTCGACATTCATCCAGCGAGAGATGAGCGCCTTCGCGCCCTGTGGGCTCAACCCGGCTTCTTTGGTAAGCCTATCAAAGGCATGTTTCTGACGATCTTTTGTCCACCAACCTCTTTCGCCGGCAGATGGGCCAATCGCTTGTACTGGGCCGTTATTATTATCAGACGAACCAACCGACGGTGCCCCCGATGAAGCAGAGCCGCCGCCAAAGAAGCTACCAATGGCGCTACCGAGCTTGCTCCAGAAGCCGCCGCCACTCTGCTGATCAGCGGCAACAACCGGAACGGGGTTGGATTTAGAGATCGGGCGTCCGTCTACAGTACCGCCAAGGAACGAGTCCAGTGCGCCATCCCGGCCATTGCCAAGCACAGCGGCACCTAGTGCCGGATTATTCTGCAAAGCATCGGCATGGCCACTGATATCTTTATTTCCGCCAAACAGCGAGCCCAGCCATGAAGAGAATGCTCCCTTATGGCCTGAACGCCATTGATTGAATTTATCGATCCGATCTTGCTGCTCTGGGGTTTCAATTTGGCCTGCTGCATGCCTTTCTTTATATTTTTCAGCTCCCCAGATGGCGGTTCCAATTCCGGCTGCTACGATGCCAGCTCTGCCAAGGAACGCCATCAGGCCACTGCTTGCGCCTGCAGATGCTGCGGACGCGCCACCACCACTGATAATATTGCGAAGGCTCCCGAGCATTCCAAGAGCTTTGCCGCCAGCCCAAAGACCAATCAGGATTTCAGTCGCTCGCACCACCCCGCCAAGCGCATCTGCTACGGCCTTTGCATCATTGCCGAATTCCTTCAGGCCCTGCCCGACCGCATTCCAGTCGATGGATTTAAGATAGTCGGCAAACTCGCCAACGGCTTTTACAATGCCAGAATTGATCCAATCCCCATTCTTGGAGATCCAGTCCGTCATTTTCGACAGAAGGTCGGCGATCTGCGGGCCAAGCCTATCAAGGATGGTATTGGCGAGATTAACTGCAGTCTGCTGAAGCGTGGCCCACTTCTCTTGAAGATCTTGCGCCGCTTTGATTGCGTCGTTCTGCGGCGCAAGCTTCTTCAACTGATCAATATAAGCTCCGATCGCGGAACCGTATTTGATCATTACATTCGCAGTTGCGTCATCAATGCCCATACCCTGGGCAATGAAGTGAACTTGCGACGGATCTATCTGATTGAGGCGCTGGAGGGCAGCTGCGGTATCCTGAAGAAACTTATCGATACCGTGATCACGGTCGATATTCATACCCGTGAGGGCTTGAAGCTGCGCATATTCCTTTGGAAGGGCCTGCCCATTGCGGTGCAGGTCATAGAGCGCTTTGCCGATGCGCTCGAATGTTGCCGCTGTGGCTTCGTTAGAACCCCCTACCCGTTCGGCAGCCGCACCCCATGCATAGAGCGTCTGTGGTGATGTGGTGAGGTTGCGAGAGAACCGGCCAAGGGCAGCATCGGCACCGACCAGATCACCGATGAATTCCTTGATGCCGCGGGCACCAACGAAGACGGCGTAAAGACCGAGGACTTCGCGCGTGACCTTGCTGATAGAGTCGGCGGCCCTCTTGCTCGCCTCTTCAATGCCCTTTCCAGACTTTTCAGCTTCCTGCTTGGTCTTCAGGAAGGCGTTTGCCGCTTCCTTCTGGCCCTTAGTGAACTGTGTCGGGTCTAAGCCGAGCGTAACGATCAGCGAGTCAACAATCGTCGGCAATGATCTGTCTCACTTTTGCTTATTGTGATCGTTGATTAGGCGGGTATTGTGACCATCGATCTTGGATACTTCGATGATGGAATAGACATCTTCAACGGAAAGGAATTCGCTCAAATCCCTTAGCGCTGTGGTTTTGCTGGGCGAGATTGAGAGAACCGTACCGATGGATCTTGGGAGATTGGGGTATTCGAGGAGTTCGACGCCGATGTGCCCAAGGTTGACTTCGACTGGTCGGCGGCATTCGAAAAACCCAGATGGAGATTCAGCACCTCCTTGCGGAGCTGCAGTAGGGTTTGAACTTCCTCGATATCCTCCTCCATCAGAGGCCTGACGATAGCCAGATTCTTGAGGTTCGGCTTAACCGAGACACAATCCAGCATCTCATCCAAGAGAGGCTTGACATCCTCGAAGTGAACCTTCGTGATGGCCTCAATGCCCAGATAGGCCAATGCCTGCATGCCACCGGAAGCAGCTTGGCCAATGTCAACACCAGAACGGGCCACGGCCATAAGCGCACGCATCGCCCATTGCTCGGCCTGCATGGCAGGCATTTCCTTGATATGAAACACCTTACCCTGATCACGACCCTCGTCCGTGATCGACACGTCAATCTCTTTGCGAGCCATTCACTAAGCCTCAAAGTGGATTCGGAACGATGTTTTCCCAGCGGATCAGCGCTTGCCGACCCTGCAGGATCTTCCCAGCAGTCGGGATCGGCGGCCAACTGATCAGGGCGCCATTGTTGGAGGTATAGGTGGTGCCCAAAGCCGGGAGGGTTGTTTCCCCAAAGCAGCGGAACGTATCCCGCTGCGTGATCATGTTCCCCCACCACGTATCGAAGATGTCACCAGATGAGGAATCCGCCTGGATATAGAACGTCTGATCGATGGGATTGAAGACAAAACCGGCAGATAGCTTGCCATCGACACCCATGGCCGTCTGGTTCACTTCGACTGTGGGGGTGTCATAGATATTGTCGGTCATGAACCCCTGCAGAGTGACCGGGGTATTGAAGAGCCCCGGAATCCTGAGCGTGATGACCGCATTCGCTGAAGTAAGCGATGCCATTTAAGTTCTCCTGATTTTCCGGGTTACTGGATGAGAATGCTGCCCAAAACTATCTGTTGGACGCTTTCTCCGTCTGTATAAAAGAAGGTGCTCGGGGGCGACTGACGGGCCTGTCTGACCTGCGGAGCGGCATCAACAATCTGGAGATACCAACCCTGCTGCTGGATGACCTGCCATGCGGTATCGGTTCCAGTAGCGTTGCGGACCTGTGCTCTTTGGAGATTCGAGAGCGTAACGCCGGCTCGGATGACGCCAGCGTTCAAGGCTGCTGCAATGGGGTCAGAGCATGCGGCCCGCATCAATCCATAGCCCTGATTGTTATAGGGGATGGAGTTGACGTTCTGCAGTAGCTCCATCAGCGCGAGCTGAAGAGCGTTATTCAACCAAATCTGGTTGACATAACTATCCAGCCATTGGAATTCGCCGGAGACAAGGCCAGTCTGGAATTCCACAAACTGCTGATTTGCGGTGGCATAAGCGCCGTAGAAATTATAGCCGTTCGCCGTCAGGTTATTGGCCGTCGTAGCGTCAGTGACGCCAGCGATGAGACCGTCCTGACCACGGAAGGCAAAGGTGATGCGACCATTCAGGGCTGTGTAATCGATCGATGCTGCGATACCACAGACAAAGGCCGCAATATCGACTGCCGGCGTTGATGCATTGAGCGGCTGATAGATCGGGGCGACGCCATCATAGTTCGCTGCCTGCACGATGTTGCCAAAGCTGGTCGTTGCGTTGTTGCTTGCGGTCGGGGTGACATCGGTATCCCACGCGATATAGGCCCAACGCTTGTTCTGGTTGTTGGTCCAGACAGCAAATTCCAGCTTCTGAGCACAGCCAGAACCATTGTCCGGATCGAACAGCGTCATAAACGTTGCCCAGTTCTGGGTAAGGTTCGTGATGGAAGTCATGAATGCGGCAGGGCTGGTTGCCTTCGCACCCTGAGAAAGGACCGCACCGGTTGCCTGGGTCACGAAGATCGGCGCGGCGAGAGTACCGGTCGCGTAAGCAACAGTGGACTGATTGCCACGCGAGCCAGACTTGATGACGAAGCCGCCAGAAATGGAGTCAAAGGATACAACCAGAGCCGATCCGGTGGCCGTCAGTGTGCCGCTGGAGACAGTCTGCGTAAGATTGACGATATAGGTACCAGTCCCGCCCGCGCCGGTTCCCAATGCCGTGATGTTGGTGTTGGCAAGCGTCGTGCCTCCAGTGATCGTCTGCCCCACAGATAGGGTGCCAGAAGAGACAGCGGTCACGGTCAGGGTGCCATAGGAGGCAGTGATGGTTCCGCTCGCGACAACCTGCGTCTTCGACACCGCATATTCACCGATACCACCAGGCGTGCCGGAAATCTGTGCATCGATCTGAGTGCCTGCGGTGATGCCAGTACCAGAGAGAACCGCGCCTACCACCAGCGTACCTGAGCTGACAGCCGTCACATACATGGTGTTTCCGGCAATGGAAGCGGTCACGGATGCAGTGCCAGCAGCGATCGAGCCGGTCACGCTTGCAGCAGACGGAAGGGCCGTATTAAGGCCGGTCTGGATGAGCGTGGCTGCGGCGGAATAGCTCGTGGCACCCGAAAGATTGATGCTGGCCGCGGAATAGGTGTAGCCGTCCATGACGATGGACAGGGAGCCGCTGAGGCCCTGGAGCTGCGGAATGGTCAGTTGATTGACCGGGCCGCCACGCAGATAAGCCGCCACAGATGCGGAGTTGTATTGCGCAAACAGGATTTCACCGGGCTTCTGCGTCGAGGTGTTGAAGCCGTTGAAGTAGACGGCCGCGATCGCGGTCTCCAGTGCCGACGGCCCGAAGTAATTGGAGACGGAGACGCCATCGTTTGGGAACGACAAAACCGTTCCGGTCGGCACCTGCGTATTCTGGGTCAGCATCAGGCCGTTAAGAACGAGCCCACTGCCGCCGGCATTGAGCACGTTCGGATTGACGCGCACGATTTGTGAAGCCGGGATCGACGTCATCGCCCGTTTTCCTTTCGATCTGATTGTGGATGGATTAGACGGCGGGATACGCCGCTTCGACTTCGATCAAGGTGATGTCGAGTTGGTCTGCGAACTCTTGCGGAGCGCGGATTGTCGGGTTTGCCTGCATGTGAGCGTCGATCACCCAACGGTTCTCGATCTGCTGGTTTTCATTGGTGAACGGCAACTGACGGGGATCTGTCACATAAAGCGGGGTAACATCGAAGCCCGAAGCCTTGAACGCTTGGACTGCGAAATCATCGCGGAACAGGGTTGAGATCGTTTGCGAGTTATCGGCGCTACTGGGGCCATGAACATCCAATTGCACCACGATTTTCGTAGGTTGCAAGAAAATCTTAGAGCCAGATGCCATCTTCTCGGTGGCAATGGTTTGAGCCGGCGAAATGGTGTAAGTCCCTATCCCGCCTACACCGGAGCCCAAGGCAATGATCTTGGTCCCATCAGCCACATTCACGCCGAAAACCGTTTGACCGACAGCCAGAGAGCCAAAGGCCACGGCAGAGACAGTCATTGTGTTTCCGGCAATTAAGGCCGTGAATGAGACATCCTGATAACTGTCCGCGTTCGTTTCCAAACGGGTTTGCATGATCGGCGTCATGGTGACGAAATCGGGCGCGGACGGTTCGGGGACGCGATTGTCCTGCGCCTGTATGACCTCGACGCCATTTGGCAATATGCCGAGCAAGAAGGATCGCAGCGCGGTCAAGATATTCGACTGCGTTACAGATGGGAGCATTGATGTCATGGGTTCTCAGTCCGTTTGCAGGACGCAGGCGCACTTACACCAATCAGGCCACGTCTCCAGGACCTGCACCACGAGCCACTTACCGGCGTTTGGGCCATCTGTGAGCGTAACGATGTCACCGCCTTTAGATTTGGCTCTCAAGACACCCTGAATGTCGCCGTAGAAATAGATGCCACGAGCCGCGCCGTTCAGATTGAGACCATCAACCTGCATGAGATCTTTATAAGTCAGGGCTTGGACCTGTGCGGTTCCCGTCACAGTCTGATAGATCGGGACACGAGAGCCATCCGGATTCGTCGTGTAGCCAGTGCTTACATCGATCGAGGCCGGAACATGGGGGTTTACCGTTCCTATTGCTCCCGACACCAAGCCGTGAATATTCATTCGGCTTCCCCGACTTTATGGGTGACGGATGCCAGCAACAGCCCACTGTCCACCAGCGGCTTGTCTGATGCCCCATAGTTCGTCTTCCCATCGGCGACCCGTTGAGCAGCCTCGCCAACGGTCTTCCCGCTTACCACCAAACCGGGATCATTCCGCCGCATACCGCGCAGCATGACGGTTATCGGGCTCAAAGGAGGATCGGTGACTTCGGCTATCGATGCCTGGATATCAGCCGCCATTGCACCGCCAACTTGATTGAGAACCGCATCTGATGTGACGCTACCCTCAATGACGGCCTTGACTCCTCGGCCAAGATCATCTCGCCAACTATTGCGGTACTGTTCGATCGCAGAGCGAATGGGATGGCGCGGCGGGATTTTTACCTTTGGAGCGCCATATTCCTGGATCGCAGCAACATATGCGACGGGAGTACCATCGGGATATGCTGTCCCTGGAAAGAACCCTGCCTGAGCGGTCTTGCCCTGGAACTCGCCGATCCTCTTGGATATTTCAGCAAGAGCTTTATCAAGAGCGCTCATCGTCAGAACTCCTACTGGAAGGTCCCGTAGACCTTGCGAAATGCTCTGCGCTCTGGCAGGCCACCGACATAATCGCCACCGGCTGCTGCGACGCAGAGATTGGCCCACAGCATTTGTCCGTATGGAGAACCGGACAGATAATATTGAAGGCCAGTCTTGATCGGAGGAGCTGCAAAGGATGCATTGACGCTACCCTCCGCCGCGCTAACCATGGCGCCGCCCGGAATGGATTGCCCAGCGGCTGCCTTGGAAAACAGATAGCCGATATGGGCAACCATAAGCTGTTGGTCGGTGAGACCAGCTTCACATTCGAACCAGCCGCCCATCGGAGAATTGATGACAAGCGTCACCCATCCCTGAATGGTATCTGAGGGCGTAGTCGCAAACTGTGGGAACGCCGTCTGGAATGCGGCTATGTCGAATGCCGGGTTCATGGCCGATTAAACCGAGACGGAGCCGGTGCTGACAGACAGGACTTCCGGCTTGCTGGGATCATTGTCCTGAAACTGCATCGGATTCAGCGGCTGCGATGCATCGCCGAGCTTCATGCCGTCCATGGCCTTTTCGCCTGGAACTGCACCCTTCCTGTAGACCTTCAGGAACCCGTTCTTAACGTGCTCGTTGAAATGATGATCCTTTTCGAGGAAGGCCAGATCGTCATCGGAGATCGAGGTCAGAATAGCCCCCGTGGGGGTGACAAAGTTCTTATCGGCCAGACCGAAGCCACCCTTGATGGTAACCGAACGACCGGCGGTCAAACGACCATCTGAGTTGCGGTTCCATTCGGTGTACTTGGTGGAATTTGTCAGTGTCGAAGCGATATGTGGCATGGAAATCTCCTGTCTCCGGAGAAAAGGTGTGCACGCCCGCGCTGTCTTAGGAGACATCGGACAACTGAGGTAGCGAACCTTGGGCGTGCAACTGGTAGAAAGGGCGTCAGATGCCCGATGCGCGATAGACGGCCCACGGACGCTTCACCATGACGCCGGCAGTGGCATTGGCGAAGTCCTCGATGAAGCGCTTGGCCTGCTGTTCGACACCAAGCGTCTGCATCTTGGAGGGAACGGCCTGTAGGAACGTGCGGCTATCGTCCGTGGACGAGGGATCGGATTCCACGCCGTCGGCGTAGAGATAGAAGACGCTTGCGCCGCCGTTGGCGCCCTGAAGCTGCGGGGCTGTGACCACACGGCACTTCGGATAGTTTTCCTTCATCCAAGCGGATGCCGAATAGCCGAGCGTGGTCGGGGTACCGAGATAGGCATCCCAGCCGGTGGGTAGGGCGAGGGTCGTGTCATCGTTCTTGGGCTGGATGTTGCCGCCCGATTGTGTTTCCAGCGTTTGGAAGCCCTGGATAAGGTCGGCGATGATATCCAGCGTCGATTTGGTTGCCCAAGCCGGCGTACCGCTGGTGGCGCCATTGGCGACGGTGACATAGGCCGGAAGGTTCGGGTCGTTCAGGAAACCGTATGTCCGATCAGCGCCGGCATTGTAACCGACGAAACCGACCTGGTTGCGCTGAATGTCCAGAGCCGTGGCAACGCCGATCCGCTTTTCAGCGGTGGACGAGACACGGATGGCCGAAGCGCGGGCTTCTTCCAGACGACCGACTGCGAAGCCCTTTTCAAATCGAACGATCGTGCGGCGCTCGAAATTGATGTTCCAGCTTGCATACGGAACGTTGCTGAGATCGCCGTAGGGAACGGCATCGCCCATGGATTCGATGGCACCCTGTATGACTTCTTCGTCATGCCATTCGCCGATGGTCGTGATGCCGACCAGTTCGTCGATCATACGCACCTTGAAGACGGCGCGGACAAGGCCGGGAAGCCATGCCTGCAGGAACTGCACCGGGACACCGATGCTCGGAGAAAGGACGCCGCCCTGCGTATCGTCCATGGCAAAGGCCGCCATGGCGCGGACATCGGCCTCATCGAGACCGAGGCCGACCGACTGCAGTTCGCGGTAGCTCGTCACTTCATCCTTGTCCATTCCGAACAGGGACTTGTTGGCAGCACGCCGCGCTGCGGCTTCGCGACCGCTGACGTGGAAATGCTCAGTAGAGGGAGTAAGGTTCATCTTCAGGTTCCTCGTCAGTTAGTCAGTCGAGCCACGGTCAGACCGCCGCCGGACGCCGTGACGGGATAACGATAGATAGAGCTGTTGGGGATGGCGGCGCAGCCAGCCGGCACGGAGCCGCCAGGAGCGTAGGTTGCAAGAGCACCAGTCGTGACATTGTATGCCAGCAGATCCTGGATGTTGCAGGGGCCGGGAACAACCACAACGAAATCGCCCATCATGGCGAATTCGGACTGCGCATTGTCCGGGATAGCGAGCGTCGGGGCCAAGGTTCCGCTGGTCGTACCCCAAAGGGTCGCTTCCTTCGGATTGACCATAAGGCCGGCGATAACACGGTTCGTACCGCCTGATGCCGTCATGGCCTCGCTGGCCACCGTCTGGCTGGCAGAAACCGTATAGGTGCCCGCACCACCAACACCGGTACCGAGTGCCGTGATGGTCGTACCACCAGTGACGCCAGCGCCAGCGATGGTCTGGCCGACCTGAAGGGAGCCTGCGGAGATAGCCGAGACAGTCAGCGTCGTGCCCGAGATCGCGCCGGTAAAGGACGCAGTACCCGGACCAACAATGCCGCCCATCTGAGCGATATCTGTTACAGCGCTCTTGGTGGCGAAATAGCCATAGACGTTGGGAGTGAGACCATTCGAGTTGATGATCAGCGATTCAACTCGGGTCGGGGAGTCAAGGTGAGGCTCGCCGGGAAGGCCGAACCCCTGAAAGGTATTAACAGTCGTCTGAAACATGGGTTCGTTCCTCTGTTAGTGGGTGAAGGAAGCGCGCTGCTTGCTCAGCCAGCCGCCGCTATCCATGGCGGTAGCCTTCGTCGTGGCGCGCTCTGATGGGGCTTTGACGGCCGACAGATAGACATCGAGTGCCGTCATCTCGTGGCCCTTTTGAACGCCCTTGATGCCGAGCTTGCGGACGCCGTATTCAGCGACCTCCTGCTCATCCATGGCGGAGCTATCGAAGGTGCCGATATGCTTGGCGAGGCGACCAGCGATCTTGTCGCGGGCAGCAATGCGGGTCGAAACGGCACGGGCAAGAGCAGCTTCATCCATGGCCGGGGCCTTTTCGCTGTCGTCCTTGTCCGTGGCTTCGGCATTTTCCGCGGCGTTCTCTTCACGCTCCGCTCCAGCCGCAGCGGCCGCAGCCATGCCTTCAGCATCCTCGGCTTCGTTTTCAGAACCTTCGGATGCCTCAGCGGCTTCTTCTTCGCCAAGGGCCGCTTTCACGGCGGCGGCGATCTTCAGTACTTCATCGAGCTTAGGGAGAAATGCGGCGAACTGGTCCCGCAGATCCTGGAGGGACGCGCCCTCGTTGCCGGCGCCTTCTTCAGCGTCGGGAGTCATGGTTTCATCTGCCATATTTTTGACCTCGAATGTGGAGTCACAGGTGAAGACAAAGCGGTCGGTGTCACTGTGATCCAACACCGCCACATCCGGACCCATTCTCCCGTTCTTCACGAGGGCGATATGGTTGCCGCGAATGTTCCGTTGAACTGCGTCGTAGGGCTGTCCATTCCAGACGCCTGGCGTCCAGTCGTAAGTACAGCGATAACCGCAGGAGAGTTCTTTCTTGCCGGCTTCGATCAGGTCAGCCAGCGCATTGGAGAAGACTTTCAGATTCCCGTAGAGCGTGCCGTTTTCGAAATGAACGTCCTGACCGATAACGCCTTGAACGCCCTTCTTTTCGGCAGGCATGAGTCCAGCGCCCTCGCCAAGCATGACGTGATTGTCGATCCATGGCAGAAGCTTGAAAGAATCGATCGCCTCGGGATCGTTCAGTTCCTCTTCCGGCCGGAGTACCCGATACATCTTGTCAGGGTGTGGAGCGCCAGGGATCTGAGCACCGCGATATTCGAACACGCCGGCCTTGCTGATCGGGTTGTTCTTGATCTCGGGCCAGCCATTCGTATCGATGGCGCGCTCGTCCATAGCGCCGCTTTCCATCTCTTCGTATCCCTCCGGGAATAACACGCCTAAGACCCGAGCGACTTCCGGATGCATCGGGCTCGGGAAGTTCCCACCCTCTGCCCAGACAAATCCGCTGTGTTCTGCGTTAAGCTCAGGCGTGAAGCGATACCGAACCGGCTGAATGAATGTCGTGAAGATCATGCCGTTGGGTGTGGCGTTCTCATCAGCGACCGTCGGCTCACCTATCCATGCATGTTCGGTTCCAGGGCCGATCTCTTCGCAAGCCTCACGGCAGGCGGCATCCCATGGCGTCTCGCCCGGTTCTGCCTTTCCGCCTGGCAAAGCCCAATGGCCGCCGTAGTTGGCTTCCTGAGCGCTACGGCAGAGCAATAGCACCGCACCATCCGGAGCGATGAAGATCACGCCGGCGGCAAGCTGTGGTGTTTCTACGTCATCTTTGCCGACGAACTCTTCGCCAACCTTCTTCGGGATGCCAAGCGTGGAATGACCATGCGCTGCAGCTTCCATGGCGCGGCGCTGTCGCTCACTGACTGGCGGCATTGGTATTCCCTCAAATTTTAAGATGACGGCTTAGCTAAAGCCCTTGATGATCGGGCGCCCGATACAGGGGTCAATCACTGAGTTTCGGCCACCGCGGGCTCAGAAGGCGTTTTCTTGCCCTTGCCGGCGTCAGGCGCCAGAGTCTCACTTTCTGCGCCCTGTGAGGCCATGAGAGCCGCCACTTGCTGCTTCAGCATGGCGATCTCATCTGCCATCTCCACTTTCCAGTCACGGACTTCCTTGCGAAGTTCCTTATCCATGGTGAATGCTCCTTAGCCTTCCCAATCGCTCAGATCGCATTACGAAGACGCTCGATCAGCGCCAGGCCGCCGGCGCGTAGCTTTTCGATGCCGGCATTTTCGAAATGATGGGCGCGGCCGATCAACTCTTCCAGTTCATCGATAAGGTCATGGACATCATCGTCGCTTGCTGAAACGGCTTTCTCAGCATCTGAAGACACAGGCTTTTCAGCGGCAGCATTCTCCTGCGTTGTCTCAGCGATTTTCTGGCCTTCTTCCGGCTGCATGTTCGATGTCTCAGCAGACTGTTCCGCAGCGTCGGCAACCGGAGCCTCCGAGGCACCTTCCTGAGCCGAATTGGCGTCACCCTCGATGGCAGCCTGCTCTGTCTGTGCCTCTTGGGCAGCATCCTCATTCTGAACAGGCGCAGTCTCGGTAGCGGGCTGCTCATCCGATGCCGGAGCTGCATCCACAGACTGAGCCAGAGTGTCGGCTACGGCTTCTGTATCCTGAGCGACAGCATCGTCGCCGGGGCTGATATTAAGTGCCATTGCGTTTGTCTCCAAATTTGAGGACCGGCCGCGCGAAGCACCGGCAATTGATGGCTTGACCTGGCAGCACCGGCCCGAACGTCTCGTCTACCGGCGGATCATCATAGCGGAACACCTTGCCGTTCCATCCTTGATGTTGCTTGCGAGGATCATGGCCGCCGTTGGAATGACGCCACTCGAACTCTTCAACGCCGGCATCCTGCATTCGCTGTGCGGCAAGATTGCTGTAAGCCTTCCGGGTCTGGTCAAGCGCAACGTTTTTGGCCTTGCGTATGTTCTGGCCGTACTTCTCAGCAAGGAACGGCGTCAGGTCGGCCATGCCTCGCCCGCTCGTAATCGAGCGCATCGTCTCACCCTGAACCTGAGACAGAAACCGCTCAGGAATGGTCTTGATGAGTTGAACAGCCTCTTTCGTGCTTGCCGCCACGATTTCTCGAAGCCGAGCGCTCCAATAATCCGGCAGTTCAAACCCCGCGCCCAATTCCCTCAGGCTGAGACCTGACGTGGTATCCACATGCTTCAGCGTGGCCTTGATCATCCGATCTGTAGCCATTGTCGCCAAGTCATCGAACTTGCCGCGATATTTCTTCATCAGTTTATTAAGGATGATCTGCGAGCGAGCCGCTGGGCTTCCATCCTCGACATGATCGTGTTTGCCATCAAGCGCGTAGCCTGGGGCAGCAAACATCGCCTTCAACTCGGCGGCCGTCTCGCGGGCCATCTCCCGGATTAGGGCTTGCACAGCCTTGGCATACTTATCGCCAATGGAAGCACTGGGGATCAGCGGTTTCCCGACAATCCCCTTATCCGAGGCCAAGCGTCTCTGCTGCCGCTCTGCCATCGTCACTCAATCCTAGATCATCGATTTCAGCGAGGTCGCCTTCCGCGTCCCCCAACTGGTGATATCCGGAGTCCGGGTCTGTCGCCAATCGCTTGCGGGCGTCCTCACCCTCGATCACGCCACCCTCGATCAGGGCAATGTCCGTTTGGGCCTTGAGTAGATTGGTTTCAGCAACTTCCTTGGCCGTCGGCGCATCAAGGGGACGCCAAGTGATCGTCGTCTCCACGTCATCGATGCCATTGGATCGCAGCACCAGCATATGGTGGCGCTCCATGAGGGGCGTCAGATCATGCTCCTGGATTGATTCCAGAAACTCGTGATAGTTGGCTTCTTCATACTCGCCAGTCGAATTAAAACCCTTGGGTGTCGTTCCCAAAAGCTTTGTTGCTGGCACCTGAGCAGCCGCAGCCACGAGCTGATATTGCGACATCATCACTTCGTCGAGATCGGCGAGCGACGTATCGAATTGCTCGAACTCGTCTGCTTCCTTATCACCGATCTTAATGCCATAGTTGTCACGAAACTCGACCCATTCGGCGAGCTTCTTCCGAGCAGCTTCTCCAGCCTGTTTGAACGCGGCCATATCCGTACGCCAGACATTGGTGCGCTTGGACTGCGCCAGCAGCGGGGCCTCATTGGCGGTCCGCTCGGCAGCGTAGACGCGCTCCATGATCAACTGCGTGATCGGAACACCGCCATAGAGATAAAGCGGCTTCAGAATGTCCGGCGGCTCGCTGGAACGGAAGATGTGCAGATGTGAACGATGGACTTTCGTGCTGCCGATCATCCACCATGTCGGCTCATAGAAGTGAATGCTCCCCGGATCGCTAGTAGCCTCACTATCGAGGATTGGCGCGCACCAGTAAGGATCGACTTGGGCAATACCCTTGTAGCTATTTTCCGTCACACCGTCCGGATTGAACGGATTTTCATAATAGGCGGGATCGGTGGAGTCGACCTTGAACCAGGCTATGCGGATGCCAAAGGCGCGGCCCATACGGACCAATTGCTCGGCATTCCACTTGATCCGATATTTCTTGTCGAACTTCTCCAGAAGATCCTTATGCTTATCGTCAAGGGGCTTTCCGTCCACCCGCACGGCATCACAGCCGTTACGAGTCGCATCGCGCGCCGGCATCGTGACTGCTTTGTCGATCAGCCAGTTTTGCATCAGCAGGGCACATGCCTGCCAACCGATGAAAGATTGTGATGCATACCAATCGATCAGAGCCGGGTTGATGACCCCGTTGGGCAAGCCAGCGGCGATCTTTACTCCCCAGGATCCATCGGTGGAGTCCATCGTGCCCACTGGCGCTTCAATCTTCGGCAGGTTTGCTTGCGCAAGCGCCAAAACTTCAGCCGCAAGACTGGTCCGAGCATTTCTTACCGCATGTGTGCTGAAAAAGCTTTCAGACTCGCGCGGCATAACGACCGGCGCTGTCTTACGTTTCAGCCACTTAAACATGCAAGCTTCACCCGAAGAATGAGGTTCGTGTGCCCACAAGTCGGCCGAATGCGCCAGACGATGCGTCCACTTGGTCCTTGAGCACCGCGCCGGGGAAGGCGCATAGCTCGTCGATATAATCTTGGTTCCAACCGTCGTGTTTAAGCAGATAGACGTTCCCTGCGGCGCATTGAGCAGCAAAGGGTTCGGCACGGGTGAACTTGTCCCCGCTCTCCGGTTCGGTCTTCACCTTGTATCCGGCCAGTGACGCCACGAAATCTTGCGCCTGCACCTTGCCAGCCTGTCCAGGATCCTGAGGTAGCGAAATCGTAACCGCAGGGCCGTCCATCTCAGCAGTAGACTTGATTATCTGCCTAACCCCGTTGCCATCCCATCTATCTTTGATGACGTGACCCACGATGTAACGGCCATCTGGCGTTCTGCCGAGCTTTACACCAGCGGTGCGCGCCCCCTGTCCCTTCTTGGTGGCTGCCAAGTCCCAATGGCGAACCCAAACGGTTCCAGGCGGTGCGACCTCAATAATCTGCCCAACGAACCATTCCCGCTTGAATAGGCCGCCCTCACGAGCCGTAGGCCGTTGCTGGTACTGACCAGCCCACGAGAAGCTGACGCTCTTCAAGATATCCACGGCACTTTGCGGCACACGAACTGGGTCCATCAACTCGCCATCAAACGACCTTGGATCCTGCCAAGGCAGCGGAGTAATACATTTCCGTTCCGGTTCAAACTCCATTGGGATCATGATGTGTACGAAACCAAGGTCGCGAGCCAAAAGCGCGCCCGTGAGATCGTTTTCATGAAGCCTCTGCATCACAACGACGATAGCCGATGTCTGCTGGTCATTCAGACGGTTTAAACCGCCTTCGAGGAAGAGACGAACCGATTCCCCGCGTTGCTGGTCGCTTTCAGCGCCCTTGAGCGAGTGAGGGTCATCGATTACCACCCTATCGCCGCGCTTACCGGTGATGGATGCAAAGGGCACACCCTCACGCGTCCCCGTATCACTATTAGCGAATGACAGTTCCGCCGATCGCTTCATCTTTACTTCGGGCCAGAGCGACTGAAACCATTCGCTCATGACTAGATCGCGTGTTTTACGCGTATCGCGCTTGACGTTCTCCAATTCGAAAGAGGTCGTCAGGAACCGATTGGATCGTTTACCGCACGGCCCCCATTCCCACGCCTGCCACAGCACGGAAACAATCATCGACTTCGAAGAGCCAGGCGGTACATTGAAGATGAGCCACGGCGTCAATTTACCGAAGGTGACCGCTTCGAGATGGTCGCACATGCACGCCATGTGCCAGGACCATTTAAGTGGCGTGTTCGGCTCTAGGACATGCCAGGCCTCTTTGACAAACCCTGAGAACGTCTGGCATCTAGCCCGAATGCGCTCGGCATCCTTGGCGAGCCTGTCTCGCTCAGCTTGAGCTGTTCTCCTCACTCTCTCCGCTCTGATCTCCGCCATCGATGGCAATCGAACCGAGGATCGCTTCAAGACGGTTGAATTCATCGTCACTCAGCTTTGAGAGGTCAACTGATTGGATAGGGCCGCCGCCCCTACCGGTATGTTCGTTCTTTGTCGGGGCATGACTGCCCTGCATCTTATTCGCCTCAGCAATCGCAGAGACGGCCACCCGGGGATCTTTATCCTCCGCCTTGTCAGAGATGCGTTTCAGCGCAGCGAGCCTATCAGCGGCCGTCCATTCTGCCTTTTCAGCCACTCTGCCCTTGATCTCAGCTACGCGCCGCCGGATGTCATCATTTGTCATCAGGCGTGATGCATTCTGCCTATGAGGCTTGAAGCCGGCCTCTGCATATGCATCTTCCTGCGATAACCCCTTGGCGAACGCCTGGGCGAACCGTTCATGCCTGGCGTTTTTCAGGACTGGCATATTATTTCAGCTTGACCTTTGATATGCGGCAATGCCGATCGACCGAGTTAACCACTGACTTGCCGCTGGCCTGAATCCGATAGCGTTCCCGCAGTTGGACGAACCCGACCGGGTGCTTAAACTTAGGCTCGGCCTCAACGGTCATGGAGAACGGTTGGCGCTCGCTTCCATAGTATGGTGTGTCATCCCACCAAGCCTTAGTCATCCCCGCCTCACCATCTTCACCAGCCTCCGGCAATCCGCGAGCACGAGATCCAAATCGTCACCGACCGGATACATCATGCCCTCTGCCTTTAGGATGGCTATGAGGTTGGAGATCTCGGTTTGCTTTTCGGGGATGGTCATCAGAGCTTGAACTTCTTACCGCCTGGGCGAGCGCCTGAACCGGCACCGACCACGACTGTAATCCCTTCACCCGGTTGGAGTTGACTACCGCCGCCGCCCGCACCGCCACTTCCGCCAGTGGCAGACAAATAACCGCCGATCTTTCGACCAGTCAGTCTATTGAGGGCATCACGCGCCTGATTAGCAGCCTCAGCCAATTCCTTCAGGGCAGCCGTAGCCTCAGCGATTGCGGCCTTATCGACATCAACGCCGATCTTGACTATCAGCCCTTCGACTTCAGCGGTCTTGGCTTTCTTCTTGTCAGTCATGGGTATCTCCGAAACCTCACCCGCCATCCCCTCGCGCGGATTACGACGTCCTTTGGCACGCCTATAGGTCTTTCCGTCAGCCAATGTGGGCGATGGAAGAGGGACAGAAGCCAATTCACTTTCTGATGATCTCTGCCCGGCCATCTTCATAGCAAACCGCGTGGCCGTTCGATGCCATGATGGCGATAGCATCGCCCTTTGGCGTGCTCCTGATTGGTTGAGCGGCAAATAAGATACCGCGGCAGAATGCCACCGGATCAGAGAACGCCTCGTCGGGGAGAGGCTGCAGATCCATCATTGGCGAGACAGCGATGGGCCACCTGTCAGCATCCGAAGCCCGCGCCCCACAAGGCATTGTTACCGCCAGGGTTGCGATGAGAATTACAATGCCGCCGGCTCGCATCTCACTCTCCGGCCAATCTGAAACTCAGCGGCTCATAAAGCCCGATCATTTCTTTCCCGCGCCACTTCCCCTTGATGAGCCACCAAGCCACCATGGCCGTGAGGATTTTCTCGCCTTTATTGCCGGGGCAGTTTCCCAAAGTTCCGGGTCTGGCTTCCCAGATAGCAGCGACGACTTTCCCATTTGGCATGAGGAGATCGGCAGTTGTTCCTTCGGCGATACCGCGAGCCTCACGAATATGTTGCCATTTCGCCATGCTCACTCTCCAAAAGATAAAGCCCGACCAGCAGTTATGCCGATCGGGCTGAACCCTCAATCGCGAGGCTCGCATTTTTGCTATCTGATGACGGTTCGCGACAAAAACCGCAGATGCGTCGATTAGGTGAGCCCTATCAGCCGGCGCATTAGCCGATGGGTACTTTGGCACTATCGCCACGGGCGATTCATTGCCGATTATACCGCTTTTGCGGAAACCGTATAACTCAGGACGCTAAGGATTAGGTGGCGCGATTCTGGCGGTTTTCCTTCGTGACGCCCATGCCAAGCTCAAGAGCGAGCAGCACGCCGGCGGTCGTGAGCCAGTTCCAACCGTCGCCCCTCTCGGCATAGCCCTTGTCGATCAGATCGGAGCGGCCGCTCTTGGAAGGGAGATCGCCATCCCATGTCGGACCATTGCGGAACAGGCACCAAAGCGTGTCGCGTTCAGCCCCTGACAGGCCTTTCGGGCATTCGATCTTTATGGACATCGATTTCTCCGATGAATGAATGGAGCCGACAGCAGGACTTGAACCTGCAGCCTTCCCTTTACAAAAGGGCTGCTCTGCCAACTGAGCTGTATCGGCGAACAATTTCAGTACGGTTCCGCAAGCGGGGCGTATTGTGCCGTCCTGTCCTCTGGTGAGGAATTGGTCGGGAAGGCGGCGTTTGTTCACGGTCTCTGCCCCTCGCCCGATCCTCTAGGACTAAGCCCAGGATAGCGGGGTCATAGGAACGCCGAGCCCAGCTTGGTTACGCGCGCTACTGGTCTCTTCTTCCCGATTTCGTATCAAGCTTGTGCATTTTTTGCACAAACTCAGTTATCCGGGATTTCCGGATAACTCAAATTGGCATCGAAATGCGAAGGTGCTTAGAGCGCAATACTTGCCGGCTTTACGGAGCGTCAACGCGGGTTACCTGATACCCTGATCCACTACCCTTCCGGGAACATCCCTGCCTGCTTTCGCAGCGTGAATTCTCGCATTTCGATTTAGTCGAGTGGCAGAGCAACCATTGCTACCCTGATGTGGGCCCAAGTTAGGCTCTATGCCACCCGATCTCGTTGCCCATTTGGGCGAATTGCTATGGCCTATGAGGGCATATCCTCATCTTTCTGCGCCTGCGCTTTGCTAACAGGAGGCACCCTCGTTGAGGCTAATGCCTCGAATTTGCGACATGTCAAAGAAATCTCGTTTCGATAACATGTCGGGGAAGATGTGTTAAATCTCCCGAATTGGCTACCCCGGCACTTTTCAATCAATCAGATGAGAACGGCGGCCGGGGAGGCCATCTTTCTCCGATGCTTCCTCTGTCGCCTATTGGCGCTTGCGAGGATAGCCCGCCATTTCTATCTGGCGGCAATATCGACGACCGAAGCTCTCGCTCCGATCCGAGGGTGCTTCCGGGGATCAATCCGGGCAGAGCCTCATATTCTATGCTGCAGCTTGCCGGCGCCGTAGATCAGCCTTACGTCTCTGTTCGTTCCGCCACTGAACCCAATCAAACCGCTGGGCTCGAATGGCTTCCTTTTGGGCGACGACATCACTGTCATTCCAGTGGCGCGGCTCTGCGATGTTGATGCATTTATCGCTTATTTTATGGGGTTCTTGCAACATGGCATTTTGCAGCGATCGTATATCTTCCAACGTCTTGCGAAGGAAAATTGCAGCGATACATGAGACGGCCGCGTCTTTTCGGCGTGCCCCTGTGTTTCTGTGTATATGCTCTACGTCCTGACACCAACGACTGAAACTCATTTTTTGAGCTTCTGTCTGTCCGGTCGGGACAGCGCGTAATGATCTTGCTTCCGCAGCTGCCCAAGCCCATAGACAACGCCTGTCGCGCTTCCGCGGCACAAAGGTCATCAGCTCATTGCAAAGCTCCCACCGGGAAACCTCCTGGCTTTGGAGGCGTGTTGACTTGTGAGTATAGAAGTCGCGCAATTCCTCAACGTAACGTTCAGCGCCCCATCCGAACACCTCAGCTTGAGTATGAAAGTATGGAAGCGCTTGCGCCTTCAGTTGTGCCGGCCGCTCTCCATTCGATGGTAACCGCCTGTCTGTATGGGCAGCCGCGATAAACAGTTCTTCGATCTCATGCGGGGTCATGTCACTGCTCCAAGTCCTGTTGCCCATAATATTTGCGAAGTTCTCGATATACCATGCCCGAGAGGGCATCTCTCTGCTTGATCATGCCTTTGAGCCCATGAGAGACGGACTGTAGATATCCGACAGGCATGGAATCCCAATATGCGAGCCATTGGCTGGCATCTTGTTCTATTTCGTCCGAGAACACCCTGACCATATCGGAGGTGGTCCAGAGGCAAACCTCGTCCAAAAGAGCGCGGTTATTTTCGGTTTCCGCTAACGTCATCAGAACGAGACGGGCATGATCTTCGCCAAAACGTTCTATAATGCGCCTGATCGTGTTTACGGCACGCGTCTGCCCCAAGCGCGGGTATGCGGTGCCCTCAATGGCCTCGATACCTACTTCAGCGCACAGGGAAGAAACGCGCGGGTCGATCATATCCCAGCCGCCCTCTCGATTGCTTCTCGCTTCATTGCGCCCCAAAGGCCAAAAGCAATGTCACGGTTTTTATCGGTGGGATTGTCTTTGAAGGCGTTCAGGGCGCGGCGATAAACCTTACGTCGCTCAAGCCGGATTGGCGTCCAGTGCGCGCGGCAGATCCATTCCATGCCGGGCGTCAGCAGACTCCCCTTCCGATCCCCGCGAGTCCGCCGGCAGAACGGAACGATGCAGCAAATGCGTCGCTCCTCTTCGATGACGGTTGCTGTGCCGCACTCATCGCATTGATAGGTGTAGAGCCAGGGCGTGCGCTGGAAATGGCCGATCTTGCACCATGGGCAGAGGCGATCGCTCATAGCTTCCCCTCCGCCTTCATCTTCGCGATCTTCTTCACGGCATGGAGAACAGTCGTATGATCGCGGCCACCGAAGAGCCGGCCGATCTCGGGATAGGATCGGTCGAACAGCATCTTGACCTCGTACATCAGCAGTTGGCGAGCCGCGACGACCTTGCGGTGGCGGTCCTGGCTGCGGATCTTGTCGAATGTGAAGCCGAGCTCTGCGGCACGGTTCCGGACATAGAGACTGCTGTTGCGCTCGTGGATGCCGCGCCATGCCCGCCAGGCCTGCACATGGGCGTCGAACTCGATATCGCAGCCCATCCAGTAAGGATGGTGCGGCTGTGGTGCGCGCTCAACGAGCTTCGGCGGTGCCGCCGGCTTCGGGACCGGCGTTGGTACCGGCCGGCGCAATGGTGCGGCCCGTAGGCGCTGCTGAAGCAAGCGGTAGGCGTCGATCATCTCGGCGCCGGTGGCGTATGTCTTGGCGTCGACCTGCATAATGCCGGCACCTCCTATATCAACAATGGTTGGATGGTGCCGTCGGCAAAGACGGCATCGAGGGGAGTATCAGCGGTCGGCTCGTCGCCATCCCAACCATTCGGCCATGTCTTGAGAGCTATCAGCTCACGGATGCGGGCGACTTCGTCATCGTTCAGAAGATCAACCTTCGGGCGTCCCAAGCGGAGGGCCTCAAGGTTGATTTCGGATTGGATCGACAGAATGCGATCGAGCGCCATCTCTCGCGCCTCGAAGGTGAGCGGTCCCATGCGCTGCTTATTCTTGGCAGTCGCCACGTCACCGTTTTCGTCGATCCCGGTTTTCTTGAGCCGATTTTGCGGAAGGCGCAGCTCGCGATAGAGCGGCTTCAACCCAAGCAGCGGAGAAATGTATGACCAGTATGGAACGCGGATAACGGTCATGAGACCGAGATCCTTCACCGCCAATGGGCAGCCGTTGCAGCCGGTACGAGCATTGATCTCTTGCGCCTCGTCGCCGCCGTAGGCATCCACCACGGCTGATGTGTCCCACGCCCCATATTCTTCCAGCCGAGCATATATCTTGAGCCAGTCGAAGACGTTGCAGACGCGCCAGTGTAGGATCGGCGCGAGGGTGGCGATCCGGCCGCGTATTCCCTTCGCCTCTGGAACAACCTGCTGATACCAACCTTGCCCGCATTCGGCGCCATCTTTACCGCAGGACATCGCGATCCGGCCGTCGCGAATGGCGCTCTCGCCCTGCCGAACGCCGGTAATCATAAGGATTGAGCCGTCCAATTCGTTGATACGACGCTCTAGCGCCGCCGTCATCGGATCGACCTTGATTTGCCGCGTGCACCAACGAAATGTGTTGTTGTTCGGCGGAGGCACTCCGCGACCGAGCATGTAGACCAAGAACCGCTGATCCATCGGCGCGCGGACGGTCTCGCAATAGATGCCGCGGGCCCGGAGGCGATTGAGGAGGTTTTCGGCAGCAATTGCCAGAGGCGGCAACTCCATGCGCGTATCGGCGTACAACACCGAGATGCTTTTCGGTGGCTGTAGCCGGCCGGCATCGATCAGGTGCAGGATGACCGTAAGCGTTGCCGTGCTATCCTTCCCGCCTGAGAAGGCGAAAACCCAATGATTGTGCGTTGGTCCGTAGGCCTGCATGGATTGCAAGGTCATCTGGATCGCCTCGTCATAGACAAGGCGCTTGCTTCCTTCGAACAAGGAGGGCTGCAGGGACATCATGCCGGCATCCTCCGACGCTCGACCTCTGTCCGGCGCTCACTGCCGCGCTGTTTGACAAAGGGTTTCAGGTTGAAATGGGCATCGGCGGCAGACTGCGCTTTGATCGTCTCGCCCGAGCGGCGGTAGTCGCCGTTGAAATAAGCCAGCAGATGACGATTGACTGCCCGGAGCGCCTCAACCTCCGTCGGGAAGACGAAAGGCTTGTCGCCATCCATGAGAGGCTTCGGATGGCCATCCCGCGCGAAGCGGAGCATTGCCCAATGGCCGCCGGGTACCGGACGAGTGAAACCTGCGAACTCGTTCATTCTGCTGCCTCCAAATATTCTGGCGTTGCCGGCTGCTTCTGCTTTGGAGCCGCGTCGGCCATGATTGCCCCGACACACGCCTTCATCTTGGCGACGGATACGGCGTTGCCGATCTGCTTGATTTTCTCGGTCTTGGTGCCGGCGAACTCATAGGTGATTTCGTCGGTATTGAAGCCCATGGCTGCCGCGAGCTCGTGCGGTTCAAGCATGCGGAAAAGGATGTCGTATTCCGGCCCAGGCTCGACGAGGTTGATGTGACCGGTCGCGGCGATTGTCGGCAAGGTGTCCTCGACGCTGTTGCACGTCTCACCGGAGCCTGATCCATAGTACGGCGAGATGAGCGCGTGCGCGGCACCATTGCCCCCGGTCGTCTGCGTGGGGATGGGTTCGCTCACGCCGCGAGGTGAGCCGCCGGAGGCCTGAGACAGCACGAACGGCTCAATGACAGCATAGGCGCTACCGTCGCCGTGAATGGCGCCGAGTGGGTCCTCGATGTTATGCGAGCGGCGCCAATTCGGGTCACGCTCTCGGGCATCATTACCATGGGCCACAGTAACGAGCATCGGGCGGGCGCAACCGGGGCGCTCTTCACTCGAGGCGCCGCCGGTGGTGATCGTGGGAAGAGGATCGTCGGTTGATCGCGCCGCACCGCTGTTGTGCTGGGACAGAACCATGGGCTCAGCGAGCCAAACGCCGCCTTTCGTATCTAATGTCGGAATAAGGCCCTCCGAAACGCCTTCGGCCTTGTTGCCTTTACGCCCGTTCATAATGATCGGCTCAGCGGCATAAAGATGGGCAGCATGAGACGTCTGTGTCGGGAGCGGCTCGGCTGATGAAGTTGCGGTCGATTGCCCCTTCATGTTGACGATAACCGGTTCAGCTAGGCCGACATGCTGACCATTCGCGGCGAGCGTGGGAATAGGACTGGAGATCGAGGAGCCGTTACCATTTCGGCGTAGGGTGATCACCATAGGCTCGGCGGCGCGGCCGCCTTTGGCATACTCCGTCGGTGCGATCCTGAAATGGCGAAGACGCCTGATCAGATCTTTGGCCAGCGCTCGACGCTGCCGGCGCTTGGCTTTGGACGCTGTATTGCGGGCTTGGAAAGCCCAATTTATATGGAAACGCAAAGAGCGTTCGATCTCCTCCATCAGCTTATCGATGAAGGGCATCGGCCAACCGAACTTGAAAGCGCCAGCGAGGACGCGCGCCAAAGTCTTCGGAGCCAAAGGCTTCGGTCGGTTGAGGATGGACCGTCCTTTTATCGACCAGTCTATGATTTCACGCGCAGGCCGCCACGGCTTGGCCGTGTTGAACAGGTCATTGTTGATTTCATCTCGCTTCTTGTGGGTCGGCATGGGCCAATGGATCTTGCGACCGTCGGACCGACCCATGAGAATGAAGCGCTGGCGGGTGGTGGCATCGCCGTAGTCGGCTGCATTCAGCTTGCGCCATTCGAGCTCGAAGCCAAGCTGGCGCAGCGTCTCGGTCCAAGCATGGAAGTACTCGCCTTTTCTGGACGCGATTGGCCTTCCGGTCTTCATATTGACCGGACCCCAGCCGATGAACTCCCAGACGTTTTCGATGATGATCCGCTTTACCCGGAGCTCGGTTAGCCAGGTAACGATATGCCAAGGGTCGCTGCGCTGCTGGTCGCTGGTAGGCTTGCCGCCGCGCGCTACCGAATGATGCGTGCAAGTCGGAGATGCCATAAGGAGATCAAGATAGCCCTCGGGCACGAGGATGTGAGGGCGAACCGTCGAGATGTCCTGGATATAATGCCGAGCCTCAGGAAAATTGCGCTCGTGGGTGTCGATAGCCGTCGGCCAATGGTTGACGCAAACGAGGTCCATCTCCAGACCCATCTCTTCCAATGCTCGCTTCGCGCCGGCGGAGGAACCGCCAGCACCGCACAAGAGATCTGCCACTTTGATTTTTCGTGCCATTTAAAAAAGTTCTCCCGTCCGTTCCGGCTGATTGGACCGGTACCGCGTGTATTCCGCTTCGAATTTCAGGGTTTCCGCGAGATCGATCATCGGAACATCTCCGCTTGATCATCCACGGCGGGATCAACGAACATGGTTCTTGAGCCATCCCAACCGACGTCCATGCGCTGCGGCCATCGTGTGTGGCGGGAAAGGGCGAGGATGATTTCCGCTTTGTCGAAGGCTGTACGAGGATCCTTGCAGTTATCGACGACTCCTTCCCAAATGGGATGCAGCGCAGATGACTTGCTGGGCTCCAGCTCGTTCAGGATCGGAACGGGGTTGAACGGGATGATGACGTGATTGGCGTCCTTCTCGCAGTTCCCGTAAATGTCGCCGTATCGAGGCCGACGGCCAAGAGCCTGCTGGAAGGTATCCGCTGAGATCTTGCGCTCCTCAATCGAGAATGTGTTCTTTTTGAACGGCGCAACGGCAATCTGGGGAAGACGAAACTTCTTAGCGAACATCTTCAGGCGTCGAGTGACGAACGGTCCAAATTCAGCTTCGCTTAGGTTTCTGGTCTCGCTGTCGCGCTCGATAAGATCAATCTTATCAGTGACAGCCACGCCATTCGGATGCCTCTTTGAGAAATCCTTCTGATCACGCTCTATTTGGCGAAGCGTCATATTGTCGTCGCGGACGAAGATGCGCTCCTGCCAGGTCTCGGCATTTCGTCGCGCGTTGTCGAGATTTTCATATTCCCGATCGCTGACCAGTCCGCGAGCCTGTCGCCACGCTTGGATGTCGGTCAAACGAGAGAGGGCGCGTTGGGCAAGCTCTTCGACCTGCATTTCACCGGAGTAAACCCAGACCGGATGGCCGTTGATTGCGCAGCCAGCGATCAGTTGTTCGACAAGGCTTGTCTTTCCCTGCTTGGTGCCGCCGCCGACCACGATAAGCTGCCCGGGCATGAACGGGCCTATGACGTCGAAAAGCACCCTGAGGCCATAATCTACCCCTGCTATTCCATTGCCACGGTAGGCAGCAGCAGTAGCGTCCAGAGCGTTTCTCGCTCCATCAGCGAGCGTTTTGATGTCGCTCTCACCATTGAGCGCACGGGATACTTCATCGAATTTGGCGCGCAGGGCATCAAACTCGTCCATGATATCGAGATCTTTGGAGAATGCCGTTCTTTCCATTTTCTCGCTTAACGCGAGGCAGGCACGCCGGGCTGCGGCTTCCATGATTGCCAAGGCATAGTCGGGCGCGTTGACGATGGAAGTCGCCTCAACAGCGAGGCGGCCAAGATACTGTGACATGGTCATATCACCGACCATTACATCTGACACGAAGGTCTTGACCGTGACCGGGTTCGCCTTCCTGCCGGCGTGTCGAATATCAACACAGGCCTGGAATATCTGACGATGCACCGGGTCGAAGAAATGAGCTGCATCCAAAGGAATGCGAACAGCGTCCAGCGCTTCATTATTGATCAGGATAGCCCCGAGGAGAGCTTGCTCGGCCTCAATATTGGAAGGAACGACACGTCCATCGTTATCCCTGCCAAAATGCGTGTCGCGTTCTTCTGGGGTGAAATCTCGCTGATTGGCGCTCATGCTGCACCTCCGAACAATGGGCCAGCATCGTCATCGGCTAGACCGCGGCGCTTGATGATCTCGCGCTTTTTTTCATCCGGTCCGGCGAGGCACAGCCGCATGCGCTCTGCGATGTCTTGCTGATATTCTGGCTCGCGCTCAATCAGGATGGCATTAAAGCCTTCACGCCATGCCGCCTCACCAGTGGTTCCGGTACCGGCGAAGCAGTCCAGCACCGTGCCGCCCGGCGGCGTGACCAACCGCACCAGATAGCGCAGCAGGTCGATCGGCTTCACGGTCGGGTGTTTGGATCCAATACGATCATCGGCGTCGGCTTTGGCGGAGTAGAAAAAGCGGGCAGCCGAGCCGCCATCGTCTCGAGGCTGTACAGTCGGCCTTGGACCGTAGTCTCCATAGGCTGCCGTTCCCTGCTTCGGCTTGAACGTATCGTTCACTTCCCGTTGCTGACCAGGTGCCTCTGGGAAGACCTCTATGACTTCCGCGCTACCATCGTGGATGAGGTTTGCGGGCCAGCGACCTAGACCAGGCACAGTATCGGAGCGCTGATCGTTCAGTCCTCGGCCGAAAGTGTTTGAGGCATCGCCCCCAATGTATGCGGTATCGCTTCGACACCCCCCGTCGTTACCCACTCTGCATCCATCGATATTAATCGCGCCGGTTCCGTGCAGCAAAACGTTTGCTGTTCCCGTCTTTTCGCTGAATGGCTTTTGCCCCATGTAGATCGGCTCGATTGCCGGCTTGAGAGCTTGGCCGCCATAGCGCCAACCATCGTATCCTTCCGCATTGATACGGGTTGCTTTTGGGAATCCCGATCCGAACGTCCACGCCAGCATTCCTCCAAGATCATTGTGATCCATCAGGCGAAGAAAGGCGTCGAGCTGGTGCGTTGAGAGGGTCGAGAGGAAATCATGCCCGTCTGGGTGCGCGACAAAGTAATCAATCAAGGGATGGGTCACGAACCCTGCCCCCTTTATGGCAACGGACATTTCACCGAAGCCTCGCGTCGATGCGAAGGACAGGAGATATGCTCCTGGCTTGAGGACGCGATAGACGGCTTTCCACGTCTCGACCTGAAAAGCGATATCGCCGCCATCCCACTGCTTACCCATGAAGCCTGCTGCGGACCTCTTGTAGACCCCCGTCGCTCCATCGGCCTTCGTCGGCTTGGCGTCATCTGGGCCGAACCGCTCCACGATGCTGGTTAGATGATATGGAGGGTCCATCACAGCGCTGTCGATGCTATTCTCTGGCAACGAGGCAAGCACTTCGAGGCAATCACCGGGATAGAGCGTTACGCGACCGTCGAGGAACTGGATCATGCCGCGATTCCTTCCCGCTTAGCCTTGGCGGCATAAGCATTGGTCCGGAGCGCCATCCAGCGGTCTCGCATCCATTTGATGTTGGGAAGGTTGCACTTAACCCAGCAACCCGAGATGAAGACGGCTTCGGCGGCGTCTCGCTTATCCTTCTTCGTGGAAGGAAGCGGGATTTTCTCAAGTTCGCACTGGCGGATGGCGACGTCTTTCCAATCCTCACCTTCGCCCGGCTTGGTTCCGTCGCGGTATGCAAGCGAATGCCATGACCTGGCCCCGATGGTGCCGTATGGAGCGCCGGAGATGATGCATGCAGCGATTGCGGCACCAGCGATGCCGGCGAGCTGCATCTGATTGGAATTGTTGGAGCCGCCAGCAATGGAGCTTACTGCCTGGGCGGCCTGCGGGCTGCCGAGCCCGTATTTGAAGAGGATGGCTGACAGGCGCCCGATGAATGCCTGAACCGCGGCGCGATCAACGCCACCCTTGCCGGAGCGGCCATACCGGCGAATGCTATGCTCCGGCTGTTCGATCACCACGAAGTCAGGATTGTGTTCCTTGATCAGCCTGTAGACCTGATTGCCGGCGAGAGCGTACTTTTCTTCCCACTCCATATCCTCGCCGGCATTGTTCTCCCCCACGGAAAAGACACCGCACTTGATTGCAGCCGGCGAGCGCCAGCTATACCGAACAGCCCAACCGCAATTGGTCGCGAGATCCAAGCCTAGAATGACGATGCAACCGCATGACTTCACTGTCGGAAGATCGTCCTCAGTGAAAATTGCCTGACGGCCGCAAGAGCAATCGCAGCGGTAAGCGCTACCTTCGCGAGCGCGAACTATGAGGCGCCCAAACTTCTTGCCGACTTCGATCATCATGAGGACTCCAAGGGAATGAGCCGATAGCAGCCGCGACGATCGCTTGCGATGTACCATCCGAGAGGATGGAGAACATGCTGCGCGCGGCTGATCTGAACGGCGATGCTCTGGCGGTGGGTGGCGAGATCGCGACCGGTTTCGTTCTCGGTGAAGATTGCCTTCTCAAGTGCGCCGACGCGCACCCACTGCCCAACGGGGCTCGATAGGGATTGAATGATAACCCGTTGCTGTCGGGTCAGATCGGCATCCAAAATACGCTCTACGGGGGATGCCTCGCCAATGGCGTGCCCACAGGAGGGACAACAATAGGTTTTGATGCGAGGTACCATGTTCATTACGTCACCGGAGAAAGAAGAGCCGCCATTCGCGACGGCCAGGTGGGCGGCAGGTCTTGGGAGGAGGTCAGCCGCCGGGAGGGACTGGGCTATTCGTCGTCGTTCTCGGGAGGAGCTTCCTTGTCGGCCTCGGCTTTGATCCTGGCCTCGATATCCGGGAGAACCGTGTCGTATTCCTTCTTGCCGGCGTCATAGCTTTCCAGCCACAGGCGATCGTCTGAGCTGCCGGCGTCGAAACCGGAGACGCGATCAAGGCCATTCAAGCCGGCATGGAAGCCTCTGGCCTGGACGAGCTGCTCGCCGCTGACACGCTTGGAGAGGAGATCGCCCTGCGGATCTTCGTTGATGTAGCCGAGCCAGATCAGGTTCTCGCGCTCGGTCCGGTGCTTGTCGACCGGCTTCTGCTGGTCTTCGGCCAGGAAGGATTTCAGGTAATGGTCGAGCTTTGCCGACGGGAAGCCGGCAGCCTTCGCGTTCTGCCGGTTCGATTTTTTCTGCTCGTTCAACTCGCGGATCTTGGCCGCGATGTCGCGATCCTTCCGATGGTAATAGGAAAACTGAACGCGGCGCTCGCGGTCAGCCTTTGAGTTATCTCCTGCTTGCGCTGTCATGTTTCACCTTCTTTCGGAAAAGTGGTCGGAAAAATCCGAAGGTTTCGGACAAAGAAAAAGGCGCCTGCGCGAGGCGCCCTATTTCAGCTCAGGTGCGATCCAGAGCGCGAATGAACGCGCGGAACCCATCAACCAGCGGGCGATAGAAATCCGCTTCCGGGCCGTCCAGGAGAGCGTCTGCTTTTGCGATGAGTTCATCGATGGTTCTGACTTCGATGCGGCCATATTTTACTCCCGATGCTTCCTCGATTGCCCGCAATTCATCTGCATCAATCGATACGCGCGGGTCGGCGTACCAAACGTCTTTTGTGCGGGAGAAAGACCAGTTCATCCGGCGAGCCGCCAGACGGATGCGGTCTTTCACGTTGTGGCCGTCGGTCTTGGGTGCGACGTACCGTTGAAGTGCCTGTGCTGCGAAATCGACGCTGGACATTTCGGAATTTCCCAACTGCTTTTCGGACATTTTCGATTTTCCCTGTGCGACTAATCCGTCGTCGCGAGGGATCGGTTTGAAAGGACCTCAGGCGTCAGAAAACGCCCGCAACTGATAATTCGGATCACCGCCTGGAAAGCGGTGAGACAAGTAAGGATCGTGGAGACGAAGCATCGCGCTGCGCTGGCTGGAAACTTGCTCAAGCGCCTTTGCTTCGGTGATCCCGAGAATTTCGGAGATAGCCAATGTGTCCTTTCCTGCGCGGAAGAGACCAAGAGCCGTCATTGGTTGAGATGACATCTCCATCAGATGTCATCCCAGTAGTGATCGTCATCGATGGAACGGAGACGGAAATTGCGAGCATCGCCCTCTGGTGCGCCGATTTCGTCTGGCTGCAAATGGTTGCCATAGACGAGGCCAACGGCCTTCATCAGCAAGACCATGCCGGCGATCGCTATGAGAACGATCATGAAGGCGCCGGCGGCATATTGGAGGCCAAGAAGAAACCAGCTCATTGCCGATGTCCTTCCTCTTGGCTGATCTGACCAGACCGGCGGCAAGCGAAGGCGCAAAGGATAGAACCGATGAACCCGATGATTATGATGGTGCCGAGGATGGTTTCGAGAACGGTCGCGATCATGAGAGCACCACGACTTTCGGCTGATAGTTCAGCATGTCCGTGAAGACGGAGATATCGGTCTTGCGCTCGACGATAGGCCGGAAGCCGGCATGATGGCCGAACTGACGAGGATCGCATTCCTGAAAAGAGAGGAAGAGATGTTTCTCGGGCAACGCGCCGCAGGCATCAGACATTTCCATCGCTGAGATCGTCAGCACCTGCCCCTTTTTGAACATCGGAAAACCGAGATCGGTGATCTTTCGGTTTGCATCCACAATGCAAACGACCTTCTGCCCAACGTGGAAATTGCTCATGCCACCATCTCCGCCTCTGCCTGATCATCAAGAACGGCATCGACCATGCCGTCACGGGCGACTGCATAGACGAGGGACTTGATGAGCTGGTTGACTGAAATCCGCCGGCGCTCGGCATCCTTCCGAAGGAGCGAGCAGACTTCCGGAGTGAAATATGCGGTCACGCCAATCGGTACCGGGACCTTGGTTGGCTTTCGCGGCGGCGTGATCCCATTGCGCCGCAATGTTGCTGTCACATATTGCGGGACGGCGCCGATCTGTTTGGCTATATCGGCGACCGGCAGCGTCGGGTTTTCCCGATGGATGCGAAGAACTCTGTCTTTGAGACCCTTCCTCATGCCGCCCTCGCCTGGATTTGAGTTTCGACCTTCACGGGACGCTCTGCCTGCACTCGATCGTGCGGCGTGCGGCCCTCGATTGCGTTCTGGACTACGATGCAGATGCCGGTAGAAATCTTCGTCATGATCGCGCCCTCAGAAAGGAATATCGTCGTCAGGGTCGTGTCGGTCCCAAGGGCGGCGGTCGTCGCCGATCCGGGTGACATCAACGTCGCGCTTGACGACACAGTGGGTGGTTTCGAGGACGAAGAAGCTTACGTCTGGGTTGAGACGAGCGAGCCGCTTAGCCTCGTTGACGGCGCTAAGCTCGCTCTTATGCCGGGCCGTTGGGGCGCCTTGGTGAAGGCCGTAGACCATCCAGAAACGGGCGCTCATGCCGCAGTCTCCGATGGGATTTCAAAAAAGTACCGATCATCCCATGCTACGTCGCGCTCTTCCGCTGCCTTACGGATAGCCTTCATCTCGTCGAGCGATGGCGCGATGCCATTTTCCCATCGGGATACGGTCGCCTGCGCCACCCCAGCCAGAGAAGCAAACTCTGCCTGGGTCACCCCGAAAATCTTTGTGCGGATATGTTTCATCGTGCTCATGACTGAATTTATATCCGTATCTGGATACTACGTCAAGCACAAATATCCACATGTGGATTTTACGCGCGCCGATGCGCTCGGTACGCCTATCGCATGAAGCGCTATGACTATGTTTCCCTGCTGAAGGGGTTCAAAAAGATCGGCTTAAAACAGGACTTCGTTGCGTCGGAGATCGGTGTGGCGCAGGCCTCTATTTCCCGTTGGACAACGAAGGATTCAGAGCCGTCGATCGACAACTATTTTGCGATCGTCGATCTCGCGAGACAACATGGCCTCATCACCGAGGATGATGCGGGCGAAAGTCCGCCCGAACGCAATCTCAATCTCATTGATGAAATCGATATCTTCGCCGGCTTGGGCGGCGGCGGTCTTTCGATCATTGAGAGCACCGCGACCAATGGCATTACCTTCCATCGCGAGAGCGTGCGCGATCAGTGGCGCCTTCCGGATTCCGTGCTCAATCGGTTCAACGCCAGACCGAACCATATCAAGGCGTTTCCATCGAAAGGTAATTCGATGGTACCGATGATCCAGGATGGCGACGTGGTATTCGCCGATACCCGGCATCGCGTACCATCGCCGCCAGGCGTGTATGTCCTGGCCGATCAGTTTGGCGGCGTTGTTGTCAAGAAGCTGCAGGTGATATCGCGGCCGGCTGATGATCCGGTGATCGTTCGCATTTCATCTGAAAATGCGGACTATGAGCCGCAAGAATTGACCCTCGACGAGATCCAAATAATCGGCATGTACGTCGGCCGTTTCACGGTGAACTGAGTGAGACGGCCTATCATAGTCATTTGCATTGCTTTAGCCACAGCTGCGTTGCCAGTAAGCGCCGGAGCTTACGAGCTTAACGATCATGAGAAAAACCTCATTCACCGTGGCTTTGCCGGGTCTTCACAGTTTGGCGAATTGAAGGCCGCCGAAGCTGATGGCAACATCCTGGTTTGCGGAAAGGTGAATGCGAAAAACCAGTTCGGCCAATATATCGGCGAGACGACCTTCGCGGGTGCCCTGATGGGTAAGGGCGATGATGCGGCAACCTTCATGTTGCTGAACGACGGCACCAACCCCATCGACGCCAAGGCGAATGAAGCACTTTGCAGCCAACACGGGATATCTTTCTGAGCGAGCCAGAAATGATCAAAAGACCAGAGAACAGTTACGACCTGCGCCCGAACAGCGACGGCTCAGATTACTGGACGGTCTATGATATTTTCACTGGGCAACCCGCGATCGTGAACGGCACGATCATGGATGCGCTGGAAATGGAAGAGGCAGACGATTTGGTCGATTTGCTCAATGCTGAGTACATCTCGAGACGCAGCGGCCCCACCCATTAGACACACTTCTGGCTATCAAGACGTTCTACCTCAAGCACGAGGGTTCCGCCCTTTCGCTCCACCCTATGACGGCGGATCGGGATGCTATCAAGCCAGGATATCCGCAGCTGCCCGTTTCACCGGTGGGCCAATCCGTCTCAATACCTTGAGGCCATATTGCTGCGTTTACTCTTCAAGCCGCATCCAAGCCATTCAGACGGCGCCTACCCGTCCTGACCGTCCGATTGAGCCTGGCAACCGGTCACCGCATGGGATTGTTCATGAGCCGGAATGATCGGCGGCGCGGGTGAAAACCCGGAAAGACCGCTGCCCTTGCGCCTCCGAACGCATCATCTTGGCGGGAACCTCCGAGCAGACCCAAGATTTTGCGCTTTTCTGCGCCTCAGAGCAGCATTGCCTATTCCATCAATTGTTGTGATGTGTTAGGCATTTTCTATCACGAAAGCTGCTTTGAGCCCTGGCCGGATCATTCCCGCCGGGGCTTTTCTTTTTCCGCCATCCAAACTCGGATTACAATATCCAAAAATAAATATCCGTATCCGGATTGACATAATATCCGCTTCTGCATATTCTCATCCTCGTAGACAGCGACCACGAAGACGCCTCGGCAGATCTGGATCGCGGTGAAAACGCAGAGTGACAGTCACTCCAACATGGAGGCCGTCATGTGAACAGCAGCTCGGATATCGCGGCGAGGCCCGAGCCTCGAACAACCTCGCCGCAACAGCGCACCGACACAAGCCAACGGGCAAGGAAGTCGGGGAAATGAGGATGAGGGAAATGTTTTACATCATCGACAACAACGCAGACTTCCAGCGCTCTGGCCGGTTCGGTCAGCCGTCCTCGCTCTGCATGAACGGCGCTCGTGACTACGCCGACCGTTTCCGCACCAAGGCTGAAGCCGAAAAGATGCTCGCCTACTGGAAATCCAACAATGACTTCAAAGGCCGCGTGATCGATCACCAGACCGCTCTGGAGATGGGCGACGTCTACGACGCCTGATCCCCTTTGGCATCCGCTCCACCTCAACAGGACAACGGCAATGGACATGTTTCTGCAGGAGACAATCGGAACGGAAAGGTTCCTACGTCCGCGCATCAAGACGATGCACTACGTCTGCGTCCTCTTCGCTGATGGGACTGTCGATTACTTCGATGGATCAGACCTGTCACCGCGCCGTGACGATGCTCTCGAATACGACGATATCGAGGAGGCCGAGATTGATTGCGCGATCCTCGAAGCCAGAGATTTCAACGCTTCTGTCGAAACATTTCAACGGTACTTCCAATGATGAACACGTTCCAAATCGAACACGCCATTGAGGCAACACATCGCCTGAACCGGAAGCTGATCGAAGCGCAGTCACTGCCGATCAACTCCCCTGAGCGCCGTAACCGTCTCGCCTCCTGCCAAGACAATCTCGAAACCCTGGCTGCTGCCATGGAGAGGGTTCTTGTCGAGCAGGATCAGGACGCAGCCTAACCAATCGCCACAGGCGAGCGGGCTTTGGTTCTGAGTGCCCGCGATAGTTTTAGAGGATGAGGAAGATGGCAGACAGCATGATAATTGATGATGGCGGTCCAGCCTTTTCGGTCTGCTTCGAAGGCGGCCAGAACAACGGGGATCAACCGTATTTCCATGAGGGCATGAGCCTTCGCGACTGGTACGCCGGCCAAGCCTTGGCTGGGGAGTTTGCGGCACAGAACGAAATCACTGGCGAGATCACCAACAACACGCCCGATGAGTGGATGTTTGAGCGCGCCCAGACTTTCTATCGCATGGCCGATGCCATGATCGCCGCTCGGAAAGGCGGTGCGTGATGAATTCAGTCTTTCTTCTCGTCCGTCTCAACGAAGATGACAGCATCTTCGAAATCATATCGGCGCATCCGACAAAGCAAATCGCTTCGAACGCTGAGCGGTTCTATCGCACCTACACCGGGAAGAACGTCGATAACCTTCGCACCGATATCCATGAAGTCGACTTCGAGGTGGCATGATGACAACCCGCGATCTCCAAACCCAATACCTCACCCCAATCGAAGGGAACTGGTTCCTGCCGGATGCCCAGATCTCCGTCCTCGGCTTCAAGATCGTCAAGGACGATCCCCGTCACCAGCACCACGATATGCGGGAACGGAAGCGCGCCAAGGCCAGACGGTGCGGGACGGCTGATGTCACCAGTGTGTTTGAGGTGCGTCATGTCTGATGAGTATGAAGCACTGCGCGCCTACGCCCATGAAGCAACGAAAGTCATCACCGGGCTTGCTGGCGGCGGCTCCGAAAACTTCAGCGGTCAGATCGGAGACATGTTCAAAGCCGATCTAGAGTTCTGTGCAAAGAAAATCCGTGATCGCCACGAAATGATGCATGGACTCATAGTCAAGGCCAAGAAGACGAACGATGCCTTGCTAGAGGCGCTGAAGGCTATGCTGGAAGAATACGAGGGTATCTACGACAGCGTAGATAAAGCCGGAAACCGTTGGCAATCGGATGAAGCTGCTAACGCGGAAGTCAAAGCTAGGGATGCCATCGCGAAAGCCGAGGGCAGGTCATGACCGACATTCAAGCCCGCTTGGCCCAAACCAACGCCAAAATCCTCAAAGCCCGACAGGATCGTGATCGCGACTTCTGGCGAACCGTAACCGCCATTTGGCTCGTCTGCCTCGTGATCGTCATCGCCTTTGTCTCGATTCCCATGGCCCGACAAGCTGATCACGACTGGGCGCTGCGCAATCAGGAACAGGTCGCGTTCCGGCGCTGATCAACTACCAATTTCAACAGGAGTTAGCCGTTATGGCGAAGATTATCGATCCGCCGGGAAGCGCCAAGAGCATAGGAGAGCTATCTGGCCCTCAGGGTATCATCGGCAATTTGGCAGCCAAGCGCGGAGAACGTATCTGGGACGGAAAGACGATCACCGAGAATGGCGTATATGCCGGCATCAGCCTGGATGACTATCACGGCAACACTGATCTACTAGACGGCCCATCTGTCTCCAAGAGCGCCCTGAAGTGGCTGATACCCACTCATGGCGGTTCTCCCAAGGCTTTCTGGGGACGGTGGCAGTGGAACAAGGATCATGTCGATCCGAAAACTACCGAAGCCTTGGATTTTGGCAAGGCGACACATTGCCTTCTGCTGGGCGATGAAGTTTTCAAGGATCGGTTCATCGTTCGCCCAGATCATCGCATTGAGGACCTAGCGCTGCCCGAAAAGGAGCGTCGCGCTTGGAACGCCAATGCCAATGACTGCAAGGAATTCCTCGCAAATGCCCAAAAGAAGAAACTAACGGTCCTCACAACCGAGCAGTTTGACCGTATCCGTCGCATTCATGCCGACGCCAGCAAATATCCTCTTGTGCGGGAAGGTATCCTGAACGGCCGGATTGAACGATCCATGTTCTGGAAAGATCCGGAAACCGGTATCTGGCTTCGCGCCAGACCTGACGTGATTCCTAAAGCCGATGGCGTCTACGCCGACCTGAAGACGGCCAGCAAGTTCGATGAAGACTTTCTTGAACGGCAAATTTTTGATGCAGGCTACTATCTGCAGGCCGCAATCACTCGCATGGTCTGCCACGGGCTCAACATGCCCTTCGATACTTTCGCGCTTCTCTATGCCCTGAACGACGAAGTGCCTGATACGGCGCACGTTGAGATTGACGAGTTCGATATCGACCGTGGCGAGCGCGTCGTTCGTTGGTGCCTTCGCACTATCCGGCACTGCTTAGATGCCGGCGAGTGGCCTGGAGCGCGCCCCTTCAATGATGGCGAGCGCCGTATCCAGCTTAAACCTTGGGCTAAAGAGCGCCTCGACAACTTCCTTACTACTCAAGATCGAGAGGCAGCATGAACCAGCTTGCAGAAACCACTGATCGCCTGCCGATGAATGCCGTTGGTATATCCAGCGGCTCTACCGGTGCCAAGATTGCGCCACAGAACCTTTCCGAAGTTGTGAAGTTCGCCGAGGTCATGTGCCGCGCCGACATAGCTCTTCCCAAGCATCTTCGTGGAAACGCTGGCGCCTGTATGGCTGTCGCGCTTCAGGCTCTGGACTGGCAGATGAACCCTTTCGCAGTCGCGTCAAAGTCCTATTCCGTTAACGGGCAGATTGCATACGAAGCGCAGCTTATCGTTGCCGTCGTCAATACCCGCTCTGGCATTGAGGGCCGGATTACCTACGAATTTGAGGGGGAAGGCCAAGATCGGGTTTGCATCGCATCTGGAAAGCTAGACGGCGTCATCCTTTCAGTACGCTCTCCAAAGCTTAAGGACATCACACCTAAAAACTCGCCACTTTGGAAATCCGACTCCGATCAACAGCAGTGCTACTATACAGGGCGCTCTTGGGCACGACGCTACACGCCCGAAGTAATTCTTGGCGTCTACGATCGAGACGAGGTCGAAAGCTTCACTGGCCCCGAGAATGCCAAGGACATCACTCCTCAGCCATCTGTGATGCAGCGCCTAAAGGCTGCGCAAGCCACGCAGGAGCCCACAGGCGAGCGCGAGGGCTTCGACGCCTCCTTCGTCCACTCCGAGACGGAAACCGCCCTCAACGGCGAAATCCTGACAGATAATCCCGAATCCGGCTCTTCCCCCTCATCCGAGCCGGTAAACGCAGAGGCTTCGCCCTTGACCTCTGCTGCGTCCGACGACAGTGAATCCTCCACGCTGTCGTCGGACGCCCCCTCTTCGCCTCAGCAGAAGCTCTTCCCCACGGATAGAGCCGATATGATCGAATGCTGCCAGAAGCTGATGTCTATACCGGTGGATGACACGCTGGAGACGCCACAGGCTAAGCGAGGCGTTCTGGTTGCGGCCAAAGATAACTGGAAAGCCAAACTTCCGGCTGAGCTGCACGATCACATCAAGGCGTTCTTCATCAGCGCTGATGCCCAGATCAAAGGCAACGCAGATCGTGACGCCGCATTGTCGGTCTTTGCCGACATGCTGGATTGCTCGGTTGAAGAGATTGGAGGCTGAGATGGCTGAGAACAGCAAGATCGAATGGACCGATCACACCTTCAATCCTTGGATTGGATGTACGAAGGTCTCTCCGGCCTGCGACGGTTGCTATGCCGAAAACCTGATGGCGAACCGGTATCAACGCGTCCAGTGGGGACCGGGCGAAGATCGCCAGCGTACTGGTGAAGCGAACTGGCGCAAGCCGATCGCATGGAACAAGGCGGCGCAGGCGGCCGGCATGCGACCATTTGTGTTCTGCTCTTCCCTCGCCGACGTATTCGATAACGAGGTCGATGAGAAGTGGCGATACGACCTGATGAACCTCATTGAGGCAACGCCGAACCTCATCTGGCTTTTGCTGACAAAGCGGATCGGCAATGTCGTGAGGATGACTGATCCCGCCCGTGGCCACCGTATGCTGCCGCGAAATGTCGCTATCGGCGCCACGATCGCCAATGATGAGGAATACGAGCGCGACAGCGGCAAACTGTGGGCCGTGAAGCAGACGCTTGAGCCTCTGTTCACCTTTGGCAGCTTCGAGCCGCTGCTAGGTCGCGTCACGCTGGGTCAATTCGCTCCAGACTGGATCATCGCCGGCGGCGAGACCGATCAGGGATCACATAAGGCGCGCGAAACTCCCACCGAGCATTTCCGGCATCTTCGCGACAAAAGCCGCGAGTTCGGCCGTGCCTTCTTCATGAAGCAAATGACGCGCAAGGCGCCGATCCCGGACGATCTTCTTATTCGGCAATGGCCGATTGCGAGGGCAGCATGACGCGCTCCGTCCCCGAGTGGATTGCCAAGCACGATGACCAGAAGGTGCCAGACCGCGTGCGCCTACGCATCTTCGACCGGGAGAACGGCATCTGCCACCTCACCGGCAAGAAGATCGATCCCGTCCGCGACGAGTGGGATCTTGACCACAAGGTCTCGCTCATCCTCGGCGGCCAGCATCGTGAGAGCAACCTGTTCCCGGCGCTCAAAGAGCCGCACCGCAAGAAGACGGCCGCCGAGGTCAAGGTGAAGTCGAAGATCGCCCGCACCCGCAAGAAGCATCTCGGCATCAAGCCGGAGAAAGCCGGCGGCTTCTCCAAACGCTTCAAGCGCAAGTTCAATGGTGACGTCGTTGACGTCCGGACCGGCGAGGTAGTTTCAAGATGAGCACTAACATCAATCGGTACAAACCAGATAACGACGGTAGGCTTTGGCCGGCTTCTGACGGCGAGTATGTTCTCTACGCCGACCACGTAGCCGCCCTTGCGCTCCTACCAGGAGAGCCGGTGGCAAAGCAGTGGCGTATGATCAGCCCTACTACCGGTGAATGGTCTGAATGGCGAGACGGCCCGGCAAACTTTGGGCCTGATGTCGGGTTTAAATGGGAAGAGCGCGCTCTCTTCGCCTCACCTGCGCCGCTGCCTGTGGCGGTGAAGGCGCTGGAGTGGGTGCTTGGCTATCATGATAATTATGAGCGTTCTGAAAATGCGGACGGCATAGGCGGATTCTATCATGTCCGGCATCTGCTACGCGAAAATCGTATTTGGCTGGTTCGAAACAAGACGGAAACAATTTATCCGACCGTGGCCGAAGCCAAAGCCGCCGCCCAAGCCGACTACGAAACTCGTATCCGCTCCGCTCTCTCCTCTCTGGTAGGAGGGGCGGAGGGAAAGTTCGATTTCATTCCGTGCCCATGCACGACGTTCGAGCAGGATGAGAATTGCCCTGTCGGCTACCCTTCTTTGCTTTGCAGCGCATGCGAAGGCAAAGGTGTCGCAACCATCGAAACGGTCGTCGCCTTGGCTGCGGAGATGCTGAAGGTCGCCGAGCAGGTAGACGAGTTGGAAGACCCGTTCGCGGCTTGGGAGAGCATCGAGCTTCTCAAAAGCGCGTCTTCCCCCATCCCCGCCTCCGATATCGCCGCGCTGAGGGAGAAAGCAGAGGCTTTCGATCGGATCGTGTTGGCCCGCAAGAATTATGTCGATGCGACGGCCGTTTACAACGAGCGTCTTGAATTGGTGCAGGCGGAACGCGCACGCGGAAATTGGTCGATGAATACTGACGCGGAATATCGCGAGATATCCGATGCTCAGGCAGCATTCAGTATTTCCGCCAGGACGGAAGCCGACGCCGCCCTCCAGCATATAGCGAAGGGAGAGCGGTAATGGCCTCTCTACCAAAAATGAAGCCCTGCCCAGAATGTGGCGCGCCTTATCTATCGGTCTACACCTACGATAACGGCTGGCGGCATGTCGAATGTGACGCATGCACATACCTAGGCCCCGGCGCGGGGAACAAGATCGACGCCGTCAAACAGCACAACGAGCTATGTGAAGCGTCCAATGCCAGCGCTTCCGCCCTCTCCCAGCAAGAGGAGAGCAGAGGATGAAGATCGAAGATTTCGGCTGGGCTGCATTCGCGACTGATGGTTATCCGCAGCCCTATATTCTTGTCCATAGCTGCCGGCGCACTCGCCAGGAAGTTTGCGAATACATGGGCGAGAGTTGGGCCATAGACGGAGAGACATGGCGTAAGGGCTGGAAGCGCGCCTATCGCAATGGCTTCCGAGTGATCCGCGTCGTCGTTCGTCCGTTCGGTTCCGCCCCTCTTTATAAAGGAGGGGAGTGATGGACCGGACTGAATATTGGGAAGAGGCCATCGGCCAAGCGCTGTGCGAGATCGAGAAGTTCGACCTCTTCACCAGCGATGAAATCAAGGAACTTGGCGAAGCGCTCGCAATTTCAGCCGAGCACCAGAGCATGGCCTTCGGCTGGGATGTCGCCAGTTCAAATCGAGCCGCCGATCTTCGCCGCGAAGAAGACAGTCTTCGCAAGGAACTCGCCCGCGAGCGCGCTAAGATCATTTGCCGCTCCTGCAATGGCTCGGGCTATATCACAACGCCCGGCCCCTATCACTCTTCAACCAGCCAGTGTTTTAAATGCCATGGCGATGGGAGACACGATCCATGATCACCATCCCGCACGAAAAGGCTATGAAACCATGCCCGTTCTGTGGCTCGACCGATCAAATGGTTTTGCCGCCGACCTGTGACCGGAACACACCCTACAACGAAAATGACCGGGCTTTCCCGATTGTCAGATGCCTCGGATGCATATCCGACATTTCAGGCAAGGACTTCGATGCTTCCTGTCAATCGGCAATCGATAACTGGAACCGTCGCATCCCTATAGAAGCCGGAAACGGCGGAGATGGGTGGCTGCCGATCGAGACGGCGCCGAAGGATGGGACACAAATAGACCTGTGGGGCATCAACCTTCTGCACCATGCCAAGAAAGGCGAGCGCATCGTTAATGTCGCTTGGGGTCCCGTAATAGACTGGATGGGGCGCGAAAGGGATGATTGGCAGCATGGGCGCGGCGGCGATTTCCAGCCGACTCATTGGCGCCCGCTTCCACCCCCACCGTCCTCCTCTAACGAAGGGGAGAAGCAGCCATGAAGGTGAGCGAACTTCGCGAAGCTCTCTTGGAAATGCCAGGTGAGATGAACGTCCATATCCCGTCTGGAGAAGGCGTCATGTCGGTCAAGCACATTTTCCGTATGAACCTTGTCGGCGTCGAGCAATTTGCCGAGATCACTATTTTTGGCGGCGATCCGCATACTCCAGATATGGAGGACAGCCTGATCGAGCGACAAACCGGCTTCAAGAACAGAGATGAACTAATCGACGCATATCTCGACCTGAAGAAGGTAGTGGAGTCGCTGCCCTCTAACGAAGGGGAGAAGCCATGAGCGCGCCCAAACCTTTCGATCCCAATAGCAAGACTGATGCCATGGCAGACACGATCCGCCGAAAGGTCGCATCTCTCGGCATCTCCATATTCAACAATCCAGACTTCCGCAGTCTTCAGCCGGCTGAGCAAATTGAAGTCGTGACCGGCGGTATCCTGACAGGGCTTATGGGAATTCTGCATTCCTTCGTCATCGACGCTCCATTGGCCCATGATGAGCTTGAGGCCTTCGTTACCGCCTACATCCCCCAAGCGCGTGCGCAAGCAGAGGGGATTGCCAATGGAGGGCCGCTGCAATGAGAGCAGCACTTCTTCCATACATCTACCGTTGGGATCGCCAAGGCCGCAAAGGTCAGCCATGCGAGGTGTTGGCGCGCGGCACCATGAATAGCTGCTGCGTCCGTTTTCCCGATGGCTACACCATGGTCACGAGCCGGAACGCGATCCGCAAAAACAAGGAATCAAGGCCATGAGCGAGATACCGGACGATATCATTCAGGCTGGGCGCATTGAGGCAGAATTCTATGCAAAATGGCTCCATGCCGGAAACTCTAAGGGTTCCCTTTCCCCGCATGCCATCGACGGGCTAGCAGATAGCTTTTCCCGCCTCATATTCTCCGAACGCCAGCGCCATGCAGAGGTGATGGAAGAGGTGAGGAAGGTGCTGGGGCCGTTTGCTCGTGAGGCTGCAAACTGGTGGCCGGCCGCAAGTGATGAGCGGTTTATATCTGGAGAAACGGCGATCAGGCTATCGCATCTCCGCGCCGCCCGCGCCCTCCTGTCTCGGCTGGAGGAGCGGTGATGCGGGACATCGGCTATGTCGTCTTTATGATTTTCCTCTTCATCCTATTCGGCGCAGGCGATAAGGTCGGGAAAGCTGCCGGCCAGGTAGTCGCAGGGTTCAATTCGGTCGTCGGTACTCAATCATGCCAGACCGGCGGCCGCGCCGCTCTTAACGAGGAGGCGGGGAAGTGATGGACATCCGCAAAACCGCGTACAATGCCGGTCTCTCAATTCGATACGTGATCGCTGCGTCAAAGATTGACCCGATCCAGCACATTCCAGAAGTCGATGCCATCATTGAGCGTCGATTGATCGAATGCCGTCGCGAGGCTTTGGAAGAGGCTGCCAAGATCGCAGACGATCATGCCAAGTCTGAGTGCTCCGGTATGGGCTCAGAAACTGAGGCTATGCGTCTTGGTGCTCGGTCCATTTCATCTGCCATCCGCGTCCTTTCGGAGTCCTCCCCCACTTTATTGCAGGAACAAAAGGATAACGGCGGGAAGGAGGGGGAATGACCAGAGCTGCTTTCCGCCAAGCTGACATCGAACGGATTATCCGCGCTGCTGATCGCCAAGGCGCTGCAGTCACGATTGATATCCGTTCTTTGGTTGTCACCGTTATCCCCGGTTTCCACAAGGGCGGCGCGGTTGACGACGCATCCCGAACAGCCGGCATGCTTCCATCGGGCAATCTCGCCCCTGATGGAAAGGAAGAATGGGATGAGGACTGACAGGCCCGGCTACAAATACCGGGACAACAAAAACGGAACGCGGGTCCATTATTGGGACCCAAAGCGAGCCGTCAAAGGCGCTCCCGCCTATCTGGACGTTATACGGCTCGCAGAGGGCCTCTCTGACGAGCAGATAGCCGAAGAGTGCCAGCAGCGCACTAGGGCGCTCCAAGACGATCTACGGGGCAAGGATGCTGCCCCTAGCTACGATGGCACGATTAAGTCGCTGATCGATTGCTATAAGCACGACACGACAAGTTCTCTCCACACCGTGAAGCACTCGACCCGGATCCGCGATTACGAGCCGAGCCTTCGCGTCTTGGAAAAGAATGTGGGGAAACGACGGATCGATGCCCTCAAGGCGTCCGACTTCAAGGATTGGTTCAAGCAATGGCGCAAAAAAGGCCATAGGCGGGCGTCAGGCGCGATCAAGCTCCTGCGGCTTGTGTTGAGCTACGGAGCTGGAGAACGCCTTCAGGGCTGCAAGCAGGCCCGCGCAATCCTTAAGGACTTGCGGTTCGAACAACCTGGCCCTCGCGAAATCGCCATGACCTATGATCAGTGCCTGGCGATCGTGAAAAAGAGCGCGGAAATGAAATGCCCATCGATCGGATTTGTCGAGGCGCTGAAGTTTGAAACGGCCCTGCGCCGGATCGATATCATTGGGGAGTGGGCGCCGCCGCCTGAAGGCGGAGAGTTCCGCTGGACCGGCCTCATGGCGAAATCAATCTCGAAGGATATGATCCTGACGCTCAAGACCAGCAAGACCGGCGCCGCTGTGGCGCGGGACCTGAACAGCTATCCTCTTGTAGCGGAGGCGCTGAAGGCGTTTCGCATTCCTGATATTGGCCCTGTCGTCGTCGACGAGGACTATGGAAAGCCATATTGGGAGAATCGCTATACGGAAAAATTCCGCAAGGTGCGGGATGCTGCCGGCGTTCCATCAAATGTATGGTCGATGGATTCGAGAGCCGGAGCCGTTTCAGAAACGGTCGAGGCAACGGGCTCGCTTGAAGATGCCAGAGATCTTGCGACCCATACCACGACAAAAACCACTCGCCGGTATAGCCGCGGCGATGGATTGGAGAGCAGCCGCCGGATCGCGGAAGCTCGCATTGAAAAGCGTGCCAAAAAGGTTGACTGACACGCTGTGACATGGAGTGACACGGGATATAGCTAAGTGGTTGAAATAGCTGGAGCGGGTAGCGGGAATCGAACCCGCGTATTCAGCTTGGAAGGCTGCTGCTCTACCATTGAGCTATACCCGCGGGATGGTCAAGATCCGGTGCGGAATGGTGGAGGGAGTTGGATTTGAACCAACGTAGGCTGAGCCAACGGATTTACAGTCCGTCCCCTTTAACCACTCGGGCATCCCTCCAGTTTTCCGACTGGATCTTGCGACCAAGCTTGTCAGATGTTGGCGTCGCCGCCGTCATCTGCGCCGCGTATATGACCGGACGATTTCCGTCTGTCAACACAAGGAATTGCCAAAAATGACGAAAAAATTTCAGCCTGTGGGAAAAGCCCGGCATTGAAAGAGGCTAGGCGCTCAGGAAGGCGCTGGTTATAAAGCCGTATGAGCAAAGACAAATCATCCGGCCGTCAGGGCCAAGACAGCACCGCCGGCGACCGCTCGGTCAAGGACACTCATTATGCAACGCTGCGCCGCGCGCATCGCGATGCCAAGCGCGAGCGTGGCGAAATCCCGACGCCCACGCCACAGAAGCGCAAGAAGGCGGGCGCTGACGATTGGAAGCCGCCGGCGCTCGCGCCCGATCAGGTCTTTCTCTATGGCCTGCATACGGTTCGGGCGGCGCTGAGCAATCCACAACGCAAGAACGTCAAGCTGTCCACGACGCAGAATGCCCTGGTACGGCTGGAGGTTGGCCCCGCCGATCAACTCGGCATCCCCGTCGAGATCGTCTCGCCGCAGGATATCGACAAGGTGCTTGGTCCGGAGGCTATTCATCAGGGCGTCATGCTGGAAACGCGCCCCCTGCCCGTGCGCCGCCTCGAGGCATTGAAAGACAGTCCGCTGCTGCTGGTTCTCGATCAGGTGACGGATCCGCACAATGTCGGCGCCATCATGCGTTCGGCCGTCGCTTTCGATGCGGGTGCGGTCATTACCACGCAGCGCCACAGCCCGACAGAATCAGGCGTGATGGCAAAATCGGCCTCGGGCGCGCTGGAACTCATACCTTATATACAGATCACCAATCTCGCCGATGCGCTCGGGGAGCTGCACCGTCTCGGCTTCACGACCATCGGGCTTGATTCGGAAGGCCCGACACCGCTGGAAGGCACCTTCAGCGGTGACAAGATCGCGCTCGTGCTCGGCTCCGAGGGCAAGGGCCTGCGCCAGAAGACCCGGGAAACGGTGAATGCTCTCGCTCGGCTCGATATGCCCGGCGCCATCAAGTCGCTGAATGTCTCGAATGCCGCCGCGATCGCGCTATATGCGACGCGGTCCTATCTCAAATCATAGTGGCGCTTTTGGCGGCCGCAGCACGTTGGGAGAATTTGCTTTGATTCGTCTTCTTGGTCCCGCGGCGATTGCCGCCGCCCTTGCTTTGACCATGGTCCAACCGGCACATGCTGCCGATGACGAAATGATCCAGGCGCAAGCCGGTGTCTGGCTGGTTGCGCCGGAAAGCGGCGCCAAGGGCTGCCGCCTCATCTTCGGGACGAATACGGTGTCCGGCGGCTACGAGATTACGGGGGCAGACGCGTGCACGACGCCGCTCCCCGCACTCGCCACGGCCAAGATATGGAATTTCACCGATGACGGATCGCTGGCGATCGCGGATGGTGGGGGCAAGCCTCTCGTGCGCTTCCAGCAGGAGGAAGGCTCGCCGTGGGAAAGCGAAGGCGGTGACCCGACCTGGCTGCTGCCGGCGCTCGGCGATGTCGATCATGTGCCGACCACTGCAAGCCTTGCAGGCGCGTGGCGCATCCAGACACCGGACGGCAAGCCCGTCTGCGATATCACGCTCACCACCGACAAGGATCAGGACGGCACCGCCAAGATGTCTTCGAGCGGCAACTGCTCCGGCGAAGTCGGCGACCTCAAGCTTTCCCTTTGGGCGACAGAAGGGTTCGGACTTGTCATGCTGGGCAGCGATGGCTCCTCGCTCTCTTTTGATATGAAGCCCGACGGCAGTTTTCAGAAGTCCGAGGAAGAGGAAGGCGAGCCGCTGCTGCTGGTCCGCAAATAG